TTGATAATGGTTTTTGTCTGCGTTACGCTCTTTATCCTTTGGTAAATATTCGTCCAGCATTCCGACCATTGCAAGTTCGAACGCCTTCTTAACTTCTTCGATTGACAATTCAGAATAGTAGCCCTTAAGGACGGTATAAAAACGGGTGTAGTCGTACTGCATAGAATCGTCGTTCCATGTTTTTATACCAGCATCGCGGGCGATCATTTTCGCCATCGTTTTAACTTTATCGACCAGTTCCTTTTCTGGAATAACTCTTATCGAATCTTTGGTACCAGATTCAGCCACTTGCATTTCTACGGTGGTAAGCTTTGCCTGTACTTCTGGAACTGTAAGCATTGACTTTTTTTGTTCAATTATAGCCACGAACTTTTCCACCGCCTTCGCTGGAATATTTTTGCCAGAAACCTGATCGTTAAAAAGTTTTAAGTCCATAATTTAAATATTTAAGTATGCCAGTTCTTCGTCTTTGTTTTGGCTTGGCTGTTCCCTGCCATCAACAAATTTAAGTTTTTTATCGTCGTGATCTTTACGCATGAATGTTCGCATCGTTGCGACCCAGCCTTCTGGGGTTCTTTTTATACGCTTTTTGGCGTTCCAATCTTTGACCGAATTAAAATAATAATCCAAATCTACCCCCAGACCTTTTTCTTCCGCCAGCTTGCCTTCCATGTATTCTATACTGAAAGCTTCGGAATTTTTGAATAACGTTTCCGAATCGTCGGTAACTATTTTTCTTTTTCTGGTCGGCTTCTTAATCGGCGGAATTTCTTCTGTGGGGAACAGCGTGGCATCGCCACGGCTGTCAGTATTACTATTAAGATTAGTATTACTTAAATCATTAGTATTATTATGTTCCGTGGTTTTTCCGATTCCGTTTTTATCCGTGTCGGAAATTTTCCCATACGGTACCGTTTCGGAAAAAATCGGGTACGGGTTTAACTGAATATCATTTTCGCACCATTCGCCATTAGCACCCCGTTTTTGTATCTTAGTGATCCAGCCTTTTCCACCCAGTTCCTTCATGTATTTTCGGCGGGTGTCGTCGCTTAAGTTTAAAGATTTGTTCAGGGTGCTGTTATAGTATTTCCACCCGTCTGGCTTACTACATAGCCAGACAAATATAAATCGGGCTATCGGGTGTAATTCGTTGTCGTCGATAAGATCGTTCGGCACCTGTGTAAACTTCTTTCTTATCAGGTTTTCCATAACTATAGTTCTATGCAGTTTATTAAAAACTGTTGCAAAGCTACGATCTGGTGTTCTTCCAGATCAGTTTCTATAAACACACTTTTCCCGTTGTTTGTAAATCCATCTGTAAAGGTAGTCCCTTTTGATGTCTTAGTGTGTAGTATGCAAGATGTCAGAATCGAAGCTGGAACTTTGTCGCGGGTATATACTTTTATAAACATATTATTTGTAGATTAAGTCAATAGCTAAATTAACACGGCTTTTCAGGAAGTCTTTGTCTGCCTGTGGAACCTCGAATCGGATAACGTTAATATTCTTAACGCCCGACTGTTTGTAGATGTAGGGAAGTTCGCCTTCTTTGGCACGTTCTACCAGCCAGTAAGGTTCGTCCAGCGATCTGTTATACGTGGTAATCTTTTCCAGTTGTTCGATGTAGGGAACGAAAATAATAAGTTCGGCAAATTTCGCGCCCGTGATGCATGCATTAGAAACCAATTGCCAGTAAAATTTATCGCCGTCTTTATGTTTGGGCCATTTCATTCCGTTAGAATCGGTATAACCGAACCGAATTCGGTTCATAACTTCCATACCATCGATTTTCGCCAGTTTTTTAGCCCTATACCCATCCCATTCGTAAATCGGTCGTATAAGGGCAAAAAATGACTTTAAAGTAAGCGGACACTTTATGTCGGTTACGGTCTGGATTTTGGATCGGTTCCTTTTCGATCCGTCTGGGGTTCCTACCCAGCTGGGGATCGTAGGATGTTCGAGCGTTTTATCTGAATGGAAGACATACTGATTCGGTAACAGATTATGGACAAATACTTCGCAAAGCTTACCCCACGAAAACGCCAGAACATCGGTATCGTTTTCCAGTTTACGCTTAAAAAAGTGTTCCATTATACATTCCTGTACGTAGGTGTAGAAGGGTACGCCCGGACTTTTGCCGTCCGTACCCTTTGAAACTATCGCTACGATGTCACTTGAAGTTATGCTTCCCGTTCTCTTGTTTGATAGTGCCATGATTACAATGTATTAACCTGATTTTTAGCCCAGCTTTTGAATGATTCGAACTTTGCCTTAATTTCTGTTACCAGTTCATGGTCTGCCTGTGTAGAAGGTAATTCAAAGGCTTCGATCCACGCGGTAAGCTGTTTTTTTACTGGTGCTTTTGCCAGCGCGTCGGATTGTTCCTTCTGCTTTTTTTCTTCTGCCAGACGGTCGGCTTCTTCTTTGTCGTCCTTTTCTTTTTTAATCCTAAGTTCTTCGTCCTTATCGCTCTGGGCTTTCTTCCATAAGGCGATATTTTTTATAGCATCCTTAACAGTAGTTTCAAACTTTGTCTTACTGTAGGTCAGTACGTCCAAATGGCTTATATCTACTAAGCCGAAATCATTTTCAAATACAAATGATTCCCCATTAAATTTAAGCCCTGCATCGAATAGCTTTTGGGTTCTTTCGTCCTTCTCTTTTTTAGCTTCTTCGGCTTTCTTTTCAGCCTGAACCTTCTGGTCGTGGGTCGTTTTGGTACCAGTAAGAAAGTTATTCCAGACATCGTCGTTCATTGCACCCAGATTTAAGGTTTCCAGATTTTGCAGTCCGTAAGGTGCCAGAAGTGCTTCCCTTTCTGCCTGTACTTTTGCGATGCGTTCTTTTTCTTTGTTTTCGGCGTATTTCTCTATCGATTCCAGTTTGTCTTCTATGCCCTGACTGGCGAATAATTGTGCATTCTTCCAGCCGTCGATATAACGCCCAGCCTGTAGGTAAAAATCTTTTTGCTGTTTGTGGATGGCTGCGGTTCCAGTTCTTACCTTAACGTAACGAAGGCGCAATTCCTTTGCCCTTTTGGATGTCATAAATTCTTCGACTGGAAGTTTTATCACTTCGTTGTATTCGACTTCCAGTTCTTCCATTAGGGTAAGCATGGGTTTAAACTGGTCTGCGATTTGCTTTGCCCTTGTTTCTTCGATTCCGAAATCTTCGGCTTTTAATGAAATTAAATTGCTCATGTAATTGGTTTTTAAATTGTTGTTATGATAATAATTTTAGCCCTTCTTCTGATATTTTATAGGCTGTTAATGAATAATGCCTTTCTGGGTCTTTAGGACACGCCTCTATTAAATTTTTAGTTTGTAGACCGCTAAATGTTTCCCATGTAATTTTATGGGTTTTGCCTCCTTTCCCTAATCCACCCTTCTGTAAACTAACGGAAGAATGATAACCGCTGTAGGTTCCAAGTTCGTAGCCTTCTTCGTTAATTAAACGAAGTACTTCTTTCTGTACAGGTGTTAATTTTATAGTTGCCATTACTTCGGTAATTTTTTCTTTAATTGAGTGATAGCCTTATCATAGGACACGACTTCTTTTTCTTCGATAATACGATCCAGAAAACGCTGATCCCCTGCTGTAATTTTTATTTCCAAAACGTTCAGGGTCTTAATAAGTTCTTTGATGGTTTGCAGTTTGTCTTCGGCTGTTTTGGCAGGGTCTTTTCCAGTTTCGTCGCCTCCGTAGATGTCGGCAAATAATCCCAGTTTGGTGGCACACTTTTTAAGAGAATCGGCGGAAGCGGATTTGTAAGCGTCTGCGTAACTGCCTTCAATATCGCCACCCCCGAACTGTTCTTTTGTGATGTCAAACGTACTGCTTTCATGTTCGCCGAATACAGTAAGACATCCCTGTACGATTACCTGTGTACTATCTGGATTCAGGAATTTATCCTTAATTCTGAAATCCCACTTAAAGTCGAACATAAGGTTCAGGACTTTTTCCACGTAAGAGGTTTTCACGTATTTTAATTTCTTACCGTCTTTGCCTGTTTTATCGTAGACCTCTTTATCTGGGGTCGGCATGGTAAGGAATGTTTTCTGGTAATCGCTTAACCAGCTATTTTCTATTTTACTGATTTCTTCCTGCGTTATCAGGTTGTCGGGATTGGTTTTGGGTTTTTGGTTCATCGTCGTGCTGTTCTTTAATGATTAATACTGTTCCGATTATGGCGGCGGCAATATAACACGCCAGCATAATCCAAAAGTTCCTGATTTCTTCGCTTCTATTCGTCATTTTCTTTTACTTCTACGATTAGACTTCCAAGTGGCTGACCTGATAGTTCGCAAAGCTTTAGAAGGAAAAGCGGTGTATCTGGCTTTCTTTTATTAGGGTTCTGTAGGTCGGTAAAATACTGGGGGGTTTTACCCGTAAGTTTCGCCAGCGCACTATTAGTAAGTGGCTTCTTTTCGGGATTAAGTTTCGCGTAACATTCTTTTACCTTATCGACATCGATAATATAATTCATGTCCTTTAGTGAAACTTTGTCCGATGTAGCTGTGTTGGTAGAATCCATTTATTTGATTTTAAAAATTAATATTCCTGTTTGATTTTCTGGCGCGAGTACTTTTGCCAGGCGACTAAGGGGGCGGTCGAACGCGGGGTCGTTTCGATTAACCTTGAAGGTTTTCTTTTCTTTGGAAATTTCCACGATTTTCGGGAAATTATCCTTTTGGTTTGATGTATTTTCCACAATACTTATATTTTAATGTTGAGCAAATATAAAACAAATTATTTATATAAAACAAATATTTTATTTTATTTTCATAAAAAAACCGCCCAACGTGGGGCGGTTCTAAAATGTCGAGTTTTAATATAGGTTTGTGGAAACCGATACAAATATACTACTAAAATACTTTTTTCAAAACACGGACACCGAATACAGGTTCATTCGTTATTAAGTTGTACTGGGTATTAACGCCCACACCGAAGTCGTTTTTACTGATATAATCCAGACCGACATTCACGTTATCGATTCTAAGATCAGTATTTGCACCAGCACCGCCAGACAGGAAGAAGCCAGAAGCGTTCCTCGTGGTTTCCGTGGTCTTTGTCGTCGTAGTGATCTTCTGGTCGAATTTGGCAGTAACTTTATTACTGAACACCTTTCCGTCCGTCGTTATCTCATTATACACGGTGCCGAATGAAAGCTTTGTACTGTCTTTGTAAACATTCAGGAACTGGAAATCGAATTCGTTACCTTCATCTTCGCCAGCTATCCAGTCGATGCCTTCTTCTGTTACGGGGACGAAACCGCCTTTACCATCTGACTTCGCAGGAACTATCCTGTCCTTAAATACATAGTAAGGTACTTTTTCGGGCTTCTGGTTCATTAAAAGGTTATTCAGGCTATCTATTACCGTCTGGTAGGAAATAGTCGTTTCTGTGGTCTGTTTTACGCCCGTATCATTACCGCTTCCGCATTTCTTCGGTATTAGTATAATAATTAAGACCAGAACGGCGATCAGTATGGTTTTGAAATCTAACTTCATGGTTATTTTATTTTAAGTTTTTGTCTGGGCTGTATAACGTCAGTTGTTAGCTCGTTCAGTTCTTTTATAGCCTTTACGGTGGTGTCGTACTTTTTGGCAATCAGCGAAAGACTGTCCCCCGGCACAACGGCGTAAATTATAAAATCGTCTTTTTGCACGATGTCTTTCACGGTAGGAAGAAGGTTAAGTCTATTCTTCGATGTAAAGAAAGTGTATTCGCGCATGGCATCAAACGAGGGACATTCTTTTATACGTTCCCATGATGCGATAATTCCATCGCCGTTCTGATCTTTTGAGAAATCGCGATGCCCTACCACCGATAAGTCCTTCTTTACATCTTTACCGTTAGCCTTAAGCCAATCCTGTGCGCGGGTAATGGCTTTTATTATTCCAAGCTTCTGGGCATCGGTTCGGGTGTCTTTGCCTTTATAAATGTTCTGCCCTGTCTTCTGGTTCTTACCAGCAACTTCGACACCACCTATGTAGCAAATGTGAATCGAATCGCTGTTATGACCTTCTACGCCGTTGGTTATGGCGGTAAATTCTGCAATCTGGTTCAGGTTTCCGTCGAGATCGACGATTATGTGATACCCTGGGCTTCGCCAGCCTAATGTATCACGCCAGAACTTCTTAATACTTTCCACGTTACCGAACCCTGCGGAACAATGGATCACGATGTTTTTAACTGCTGTTGCTTTTGGCATAATCTTAGTTTTTAATGTGACTTTTTTTTAATGGATAATTTTTACATGATTCGACTTCGCAATTACCGTACACCTGTTCCAGCGTTACCCGCATCATGTGAATTTCTTCTTTAAGCTGACCGATTTTGTCGTCGGTGCTTTTCTGCATATCGGAAAACATATTTCTGTAGACTTCCTGCATCAATTTAGTTTCTTCGTAGCCGTCGCGCTTTCTGGTTCTTAACCAGACTAATAAACCACCCACCGAACTGGATGCCATGCTTATTAACGCTATTATTAATGTTTCCCCCATTAATAGTTCCTTTTTATGGCGTTAACGACTTTGTCAGAAAACACCAGATTAAGGGAAGCTTTACGGGTCTTTACCCCGTATCTGGTTCCGTCATTGTTTGATAGCTTTACCCCGAACTTCTGGAAGCTATAGGAATGGTTATTCAGGTTGTAATCGTTCATGTAGATGTCGTTCGCAAATAACATAAAGTCGATTATTTCGCTGGTAAGGCATGAAGGGATAAGGTTCGTCTGGAATTTATATTCATTGTTCTGGTTCATTGAAACCTGTGTACTTTCGTAATCCCTTCCGATCAGATTGTCTTCTTCGAATTTAGGTTCCCTTCTACCAAAGAAGCCGGGTACCCGAAGACTATGTTTCCACCCTGTTCCTTTAAAGTCTACGCCCAGACGTTCAAGACGACCGTTCATTACTATGTCCATCCTGACAGTAGTATTCGCAAACTTCCAGCTAAACGGTCGAAGCGTGAAGGTTATCGAAGGGAATTCCAATGGCACCCCAGCAATAACAACACGCTTAATTATTTTGAAGGCACCAGCCCCGCGAACCTGTAAGACCTTCTTCCAGTCTACCCTATAACCTTTTAAGTTTACATTCTGTGGGTAGTAGCCAAATCCGAAGTATTGCCCATAAGTTCCATTATTAAGCGGGTATTCGGTACCCGAAGAATATTCATAGAGAAAGAAGTCGGCGGTTTCTGTAGACAGTTGCTTTTGGTGCCAGAATCCAGAATAATCGTTTCGGAAGTCTTCGCCCGAACTTAGATCGGCAAATACATTGTGAGTATAACAGCATTCCTTAAAGATTTCGTCTGGGTCTTCTGGTACCGTTGGGATATTAACCCCCAGCGCGAAACTTAACGTTCTTTCCTTATACACGCAGTTCCCTGCTGTGTTACATGAAAATTCGCCCGTTGGTATGTGGACAATGTCCAGTAATTCCTGATCGTTCATATTAGTAATTTTTTAGCATGGGGTTAAACCTGATATTACACCGTTTACAGCGACATTAAACTGGAAGTTTACTTCTGTTACCGCGCCAGATGTTCCCATCGGAATTCGCATTTTGTAAACATTGCCACCGCCATTATAAGGGGTAGTTAATGCCGTATTGTCGAAAATTACGTCGCCATTAGCTGGCACATAAGTAAGAGGATTTTCCGATGGTAGATATTTTACAGCGGTAGGCGTTCCACTAATATCGTCGCCACATACAGCGCGGTATAGCCATATTTCCATATATGCAAGCGGGCAGACACTATCTATTCGCCATGCGGTACCACCCAGCGGGGCGGTAACTGTAACTGTGGCTGTGGTAGGGAATGCCGTGGTCTTAAACATTCGAAGCTGACCGGCCCCATTTGATGGATTCGCGGTGTTTATTTGAGAAACTGGGATTCCAGAATTTATTAAAGCCTGATTGTAAGTACTTTTTCCTCTGTAGTTGGAAGTCTGGAAAACATTATTCCATAACAAATCGAATTTGTCTGGTACATCCTGCGCGTTATAGTTTATGCCGAACAGACCTATCGCCGTTCCCAGATCGAGCGTAAAAGTAAAAGCCCCCTGATTTCCGTTAAACGTCAAAGTTTGACCGCATGGAAGAATAGTACTTTCGACATTCGTGTCGGTAAGACCTGTCAGGAATCCATTTGAATTCTGGTCTACTGGCGGGGCTTGCGGTTGCAATTGGTTCAGGTAATAGAAGTCTTTTTTACAGGTGGTAGCGTCCCACTTAAACACGAAACGCCTGTATGTATTCGGATTATTGTAAACGCTGGTAGAGTTGTTATTTACCAGAACATCCATTTCGATATAAAGGTCTTTGGTGTAGTCTATGTCGATAAAGAAAGCCCCTGCCTTTAACTGTAAAAGATCGTTCAGGATAACAGGTTTTTCAAAGCCCAGGGACATGACACCAGAACCAAAGTTCTGACCGCCTACGGTACCAGTCGGTTTTCCACCCCAGAAGTTCCCTGAAACATTTTCGAATATTAGCCCGAATTCGTCGGCAAAAGGATTGAATGTGTTTCGACCAGTTGCAGCCGAATCCCTGTTCGCCCCGTCGATGTCAGCCTTTGCATATTTCCAGCCACTTACTGGATTACCGCCGACGCTGGACTGGTTCTGGGAATTAAAAGCATTCGTTAGAGTTTCTACACCGTCGACCTTCCACGTAAGACAGCGAATTCCTGCCGATTGCGCGTTCTGGCTGGCTTCAAATAACCCATCAAAGACAAAGTATGTCCTAACGTTTTCTTCGCAGAATGTTTGATCCCAAACATCCAGTTTAACCAGCCTTATTTCGTTCTGCCAGCCTTGCGAAGCTTTTATCTTTATGGATATATTCCCAGACAGTTCTTCATATTTATATGTTCGATCCAGCGAATACTTAACCACCTGTCCAGCGTCCATTCCTTCCAGATAGATGGTAGACTGACCGACTAATGATACGCCGTTAAATATTTGAACCAGATAGTAACCGATTGCGGTACCATTATCCGGGGGACAATAAATTTCTAAGTTTAGCTTAAAGCGGACGCGGTTATTTACAGGGTCTATCGTTCCCAGTTGTCTGGAAAAGACAGACAGCGCACTTTCAGGCTGTAGAATAAGTTTCCCGTCTGTAGTAGTGATCGGGTTTGCTGAATTATTAATCCAGTTAAGTTCGTCGTTCGTGGTGGCGAAATTTAAACTTATGATCTGTTGTATATTTTCTACGCACATAATTAAAGTTTTACTTCACAAAACTACATAAAAAAAGCGACCCTGATGGATCGCTTCGTTTTACTGGTTTTCCTGCGGTGGTAGTTTGCCGTCCGCTAAATCTGTCTTTCTATCAATAACCTTAAGAAGAAGCTTTTCAGTTCTACCGAATGCACGTAATAAAACAGACGAACCGCAGTAGCCTATAAAGACCCCCAGCAACTTCTTAAATGTCGCAAGTGTTTCGCTGTAGGTTTGTATTTCATCTACTACAAATATGTAGACAATTACGACCAGAAACGAACCGATCAGGGAAGGGTAGTCCTTACCAAAGAAGGTTCCGAAGCTTACTTCTGTATTGGCTTTTTCTGCCCTTTGCTGGATTGCTGGTATTTTTACCAGAAAGATGTAGATAAGCATTCCCAGAAGACCAGCCAGAAGAAGGTCGATAAAAATGTTACCTGTTGTTAAAGTCAAAGATTCCATATATAAATTATTTAGGGTTAGAATTTGTAAAATATTCTTCTATCAGTCTGAAAATTTCCCAGACATAAGCTATAAAAATAAACATGAAAACGAATCCGATGTAAAGTAAAAAATAGATTCGGTCTGTAAATCCTATGTGTAACTGAACCGTGTTCGCTATCAGGATAAAAAATATTCCTGTAATTGCGACTTTGCCCACGAACTTCATACGTCTGTACGATGCCATTAGGAAAATGAAGCCTACCCAGTTAATTTCGGAGTAATTCAAAAAATACAGATAGTAATATTTGAATGTTTCGTAATCCGCGAAATATAGGTAAGATTCAAAACCCAGAACTATCAAAAAAAAGAGGCTGATCCAGTCAATAATCGATAAGATTATCAAACTAAAACAGCCCCCTATTCTGTTGACAAACTTCATTAGTTTGTCGGTTTAGGTCTTACGATTGGCTTCTTCGGGTTCAAAGGAAGAATTCCGTCGAAGTTTGCTGGTATTACCGTAAAGTCCCCAACTTCCAGTTCTTCCGCAAGCTGTAACGAAACTACGAAATCGCCGTTCCTGTCTTTAAATTCCAGTCCCAGTTCTTCCGCTAATGTAGCGTAAATTTTCGCAACACTTCTAATAGGTTTGCACATAGTATAAATATTTAGTTAAAAATGATACGCAAAGATAAATAAAAATGTCAGGCACTAAGTTTTCAAAACTACTTCTTCACAATTATATTAAAACTTGCGGAAGGAATAGTTAAGGCACCTGTAGTGTATTTATGTACTTTAGCAGTTACTGTGTTCGATGCGGAAACATACGCTTCAAAAATTAAATTTTCCGAAGACCCTGCCGACATTAAAGATACTGGCGGTATAATACTAACTTCATCCCCTATATCGGCCCCGCTAACTGTAAACGGTACGCTAAAAGCTGCTTGATTTCCAGAACCCAAATCTGGGAAATCTATTGTTTCTGTCTGTCTTATTACTTTTTGCACTTGATCGTAACGCACTAAGTCGTCAGGATCAGTTCCCTGTACTGAAACTTTTATATCTGCAAATGTTTTAGTACCCGATATACTTTGATTGCTGTATTGAAGAACCGCATCTGTATCGAATACTAATTTTTTAGGCGTTTGCCAAACATCAACATATTTTCTGTTTGCCCACCAGTTACCTTCTATGTCAGTACCTAACCAACTTGCAAAACTTGTATTTTGGTCGTAAGCCGCCGAAAGCATTATTCCAGAAGCATAAGCCCCTGTAGCAAAAGGACTGTTTGCAGGACTCGAAATTGACGAATACCAGAAACCACTTCTTAAAAATTTAGCTGATTGCATATCATTGATAACTACAGCAGTTTGATTATTTAAGGCTGAAAATTCGGTAGGCGTTCCTGTATTTCCAATATCGTAACAATCTTTAATAGCGAGTAGCTGATCGCCATGGGTAAGGCTAATTTGTGGCCCAAAAAAACAATTTGTAACGGCTATTTTACCTGTTTGCGTAACACCTACATCATTATAAGCATCAAGCGCACCATCAATAACACATGAATTTAAATTTATTGCATTTGAATTCTGTAACACAATGTTTTCCGTAGGTGTACCGTAAAAGTGACACGCGTTTATAGTTTCCCCGAATTTACAATTAAGCGCATATAAATTATATACTGTATTATGATTAATTGCTAAACCATTAAGAATTCCGTGCAAATGATTGTCAGGTACAAGTAACCCCTCTAACATCACCCCTCTATCATTGTCCGTAATACTTCCTGATGTAATATTAACGTTACCTGAATTAATGTATACCCCTAAGTGATTCCCTGATGCATTTAGATTAGTTACTGAATGGTATTCGTCAGCTTGTGTCCATGCAATCCCGCGCCAATTGTTTCTTACATTTAAGTTGCTTAAAACACCTCTGTCGCCACGGGCAGAAGAAGACCCCCCTGCAAATCTAATTCCATCCCCTGCAATATCTTCAACTGTTAAGCCGTCAATATGGAATGCATAACATCCCGCTAAATACAAACCTATAAAACTTCCGTTTGCTTTACCACTTCCTTTTAGTGTTAAATTTCCAATAAGTTTAAAGTTGCCTGAAAAAGCCCCTACTAATGTTGCGTTATTTGATGGGGTGGTAACAGTTGTTGTTCTTTTTATAGATGCATTAAAACTATGTATCGTCATTCCATCCCTGATTATAACATCATCGCTCGTAACGTAATTACCAATTAAAGCAACCTTATTGTTTAGTAAAAAACATTTTTTAATAGCCTGTGTATCATCGTTGATTCCATTACCTATAGCGCCGTAATCTTCTGGCGATTTTAAGCCTAATGTGTTCTGTAATTTACGATATAAATTTCCGTTGTTGTACTCTATTAGACTATCATTAGAAGTTCTTATCCTTCCCAACGATGGTAAATTAGGGTACAACGCCGAATTACTGGCTTTTGGTAGAACAAATCCTTTTTGTATTAAAACCCCTCCTTTATATTCGAAAGCCCTGTTTTCGCTTCCTTGCGGGTCTATTGATTGTGAAAAAGTTGCTATAGAAAAAAGCAACGTAAAAAATAAAATAAACTTTTTCATTTTGTGATTATTTATAGTTAATGATATACACCTCGTTTTCATAAACATCTATTCCGCTTATGGTTCCTGTTACACCGTCAAAGGTATAACCTTCTGTTTTAATTCCGCCAGTTTGCGACATAATTGATATTACGTTTGTCGCCCCAACTAAATCGCTACTATCCATAGAACTACCGTCAGAAGCAATGATAATAGATGTCGTTTTTAACGGGCTACCTGACGGCGGCGTGGAATTGCTGATGTTTATAAACTCTAAAAATATCGGTTCGCTTTCTGAATCTCCAAAAGTGTAGTTTGGATTATCTGCATTCCCTGTGATATTCAAATCGAAACAAAGATTTGAAGCGGTGTCTGTGAATGTGTCTATAGATGTTATTTCAAAAATACCAGCCCTCCCGACAAAGTCTTTTGTTTTTAGTATCGCCCCTATTTGGACTATTGATAACACCGAACTTAAATTTGTACCGTCTGCTGTTTTAGACGAAAATTTCACACTAAAAGGCGTTTCTGTGTTCATAGAGTTATTGCCCCAATAAAAAGCCCCAGTCGCCATAACGCCAGAAGGAAAAACTTTTTTAGCAACAAAAGGGAAACCAGTATATCTACCTAACTGCGATATAATCCGATCTTCCAGATCATTATGATTTACGACCGTCACACTTTCAGGGCCGCCCTCGGTGTCTAAAACCTGATCTTTAAAGGCTTTGAGGTCTTTTAAATTATCTGCCATTGTTATAAATTTTTAAGTTAGTTATTCATATCTGCTTTCGTAAATGCTTTCATATATACCGAATCGAATTGCGCCAGTTCCGTCGTAACATCCTACACGCCCCGTAATCCTGTAACGTGATCCGTCTTCCAGAAGGTCGGGATCGATAAGGCATTTTGTAGTAAGTATCTTCTGGGTGCCGTCGACTACTATTTGAAGGTGGTTCTGCCCCTGCAAAGGTATAAGCGGACAGTCGGGTTCTGATGTCCACACCGAAGAAATTTGTCGCATCGACATAAACCCCGCGCCTTTGTCCACCTCGATGGTGGTGGTAGCGTAAACCTTATCGATGTCCCATGTTCCAGCGTCCAGTATTTCGTATTGTATTTCCAGACGCGTAGGTTCATTACTCAATACAACGCCCAGGGGCTTCCCAGTTTCAGGATCACTACCGACGTTAAGGTAAGTATCGTCCGAATCCCTGAAATAGCTGTGACTGGTCTGTAAACGCGTATTCTGGTCGTAGTCTTTGAAGTTGAAGTTCCATCTGTTACGATATTGAATAAGTTCTGTATCGACTATCGCATCAATTTCTACAAAAAAGTTAAGTCGCCAGCCTGTTGTTATTAGTAACTGGTACCAGTCATTATTAAATCCGCTATTCAATTCTCCAGCCTTGAAGAAGTCATTCGGTAGCCCTGTAAGCGCGATCCAGTCTTCCCAGCGAATCTTAAATGCATAAAAGCCCAGATAACCGTACTTCCCAGCACTATCGTACGATGGTTCCCTGTTTATCTTTACCCAGTTTTTATTATTGTTGTCGCCTAATTTGAAGCCACGTGATGCATTAAGGCTAAACTGGGGAACACCATTCACGTCGGTGTAATACTGGGTCATGTCTACGTCGTATTTTTCCAGAATCTTTCTGCTGTTGGTGCTTAAATTAAACACTTCGACCCCGAAGCGAAATTTACGCATCTGGGTCGTTGTTGGGTCTACCTGAAAAGGAACACGGCAAAGGACATCGTCGTGGACAAATCCGTCGTATTCTTCTACGCCTTGAACATTCGATTCGTATGGATGTTCTATAAAGACATTTTCGATAAAAGGATATGGGCCAGCCGGGGGAACACTTTTTATCATTTTATTGTAGTCTGCCAGAAGTGAAACCCTGTTCGAAAAGTTCCACGCCAGCGTCTGGTCGGCTATTGAAAGCCATAGGATGTAATTTCGGTCGTCTTCGCCCTTCTGGTCGAATAACAGCGTAAAGTCAGGCGAAGGCGTGAAAAATGCTTCGAAGTTGATAACACCCCCACCCATATCAGTAAACTTAACGTTTTTTACTTCCATCCATGCAAGCCCCAGACCGCCCCCGACTTCTACATCTGGGTAGAAGGTACCTACATCATAAGCACCGCCCCCCGTGTTGATAAATGTGTTCCTGTAAAACGGCGTGGTCTTGTTTTTATAGTCTTCTTCAAATTTTGGTACCCACATGAATCCGAAACCGCCTTTAGTGTTGCCATTTACATTCTGAACACCTGAAATCTTAGCCCTTACCCTTGTAGTGGCGAAATAATCCAGTCCATCCATTCCGTTTCCGTTGTCGTCTGTATAAACCAAATCCGTAACCGTGAAGTCATTCGAAAGCTGGTTGTAGTTTTCGTTAAACCATCCTGTATTCCCCAGTCGCTTCGTTTTAGAAGGATCATTTACAATTTTTACATTGGGGTTATTCCATTCGGGGTAAAATTCGGTATAGAAATTATCCGATAAAGACCCGTCGCCCTGTAGATATGAAGGCGGTGTTACATCAACAAAATTTCCAACTTCTTCAAAGAAGGAAGACACCAGATATTCTAATTCGAACTGGAAGTTCTGTTTTTCGCCCAGCGTAAGCGTTTCGTTTTCATTAGACACTTGAATCGTAAGGTCTTCAATAAGATAGCTTATTCCCTGCCCCCCTGTTCTGTCCTGTGGGATTGCGTGTTCAATAACCAGAACCAAAGAATCGGAAGTGTTAAGTTCTACTGTGGCGTGACCCTTGAATTCCAAATGTTCGTTAAGCAATTCCTGCGGATTGATCCAACTTTGAAGAACTGTTCTATTCACGATGTCCATTGCTGTGCCATTGGTGTACTTAACCAGAACAATACTGGCAGAATCCCCCGGCAACGCCCCCGTTGCGTCGGTAAACTTTAGTTTTATATCGAAAATGAAGTCGCGTGTAAAACTGCCCGCATTGTTAAATAAGAATGCCTGATTCTGATTCGCACCCCCTTGATAAATACCCGAATTGTTGATCGGTACTTCGCTTTGTGATGTTACCGTGAAGAATCCGCCCGAAGACCCTGGCGATGTAACAGGAATCGATTTACCTTCCTTCATAAAGTCAGTATATAAATCCTGTTCTGTATAGGTTCCAGCCGTAAGAGTTACAAATAAATTTGATGCAGACGCGGGTCTTTTCCTTACGTTAGCCTGTCTTACTGACATTCCAGACTGTAGACCGACCGCTTCCATGCCGGCCCACGTGTTGACTGGTAGCGAATTTAATCCAACGTAAATAAATTCTGTTGTAGACCCGTCGATTACAGAATTAAGGTTGTTTGAAGTATCGTTATTTAATACATGACCGTATCGAAGTCTGGTACCCTGTAACGGGCTGGAAGAATAAAGAAGTACATCGGTAACCTTTCGGGTGCCGTAATCGGCTGGAAGGCTTTGGAAGCCCTGTCCGTCGATTTCTTCGTCTACTTCCATGATTGTTCCTGATATATTCACAATCTGGAAAGTTTTCTGATATGAAGAAACATACAAGTAACCGCCAGCCCCATCGCTTCCGAAAAGAACTTTATACCTGAATGTAACCGACATACCCGTATCGAATCCATACTGACCCCATGTTCCAGAATTCAGGACGAAGCTATTATTCAGGTAATCTATTTGGATCGGGTTCTGCTGCGTAGCCTGATAGTCGATACTTACTTCGGCATCTAATAAAAGTTTCTGCCATTCGCCCACATTTCCCAGTAACCAATCTACTGAAGAAGTATTCGTAAATACTTCGGAGTATTTTCTATTTCTGATTTTTACTGCCATTGTTCAAATGATTTTAAGATGTCCTGAATTCCGTTAGTGTCGCCATTTTTAGCGGCGGTCATAGCCCTTTCGATTCCGCCTTTCATAGCGGCGACCTTATGCTTATCCTGTTCTGGTGCATTCTTCAAAGCTTCGCCCAGCATTACTTCCATACCATCCAGCGACTTCTTAAGCGCGTCTGTGGCGATCTGTGTGTTTGCCAGAAGTTCGTTAAAATAATTTGCGTCCATTATACTATCTCTACTTTAAGGTTGTTGGTGTACAGTTCTTTGATTCGATAATCCAGTTTAGCCCGGCGACGGTAAGGGTTATAAATTACTTTTTCGATTTCGTATTCGTTACCCTCGCTATCTATTGCCAAATTGTTTTCCAAAAGTAAGGCAAAATCCTGTAAGGACATCGGGACGGGGGCTTCCTTATATCTTGCATACTGGTTATGTGTACCCTGATATGGCGCGAATGAATTTATATAATGGTAATTGTCCCATAGTAATTTAGCATCCAGTAAACCGCGCTGGTTATCCGCCAGTTTTGCCCCTGACATAACGACTTCCTTACCGATAGTAAGAAAATGCGAAGAAAGAAGAAGGCTTCCGATTCGGTCTTCTATTTTTGAAGCGAAGTTCGTTCCGCCCCCGAATATACCCGTTAACCCGTCCACCACCTGTCCCAGCGTTTTCAGTAATTTTTCCACATCGGTAAGCTTTGTCTTTTCCTTACCCTGCGAATAAGGAATCGATATTTGCGTAAGCCCCTTCACATTAACCAGTTTCTGGTCGCCAACTACGATCGGGGTTGTAATTGCCTGAAATACCCTTCCCGTTTGATCGTCCAAAGTGTTCTGATCCTGAACATCATATTCGTAATAAATGTTATAGTTCGCTACCAGTTCCGACGTGTTGTAGCCGTTTGCGTCCAGCTTTCTGTCCTGATCGGTAAAGAATGACGGCATTTGATAAATGGATGGTGTCCTGAAAGAATCCCTACGTTCAAAATAGAATACGCCGTTCTGAATCCTGTAGTCGGCGTTATACTGTTCTTTCATTTTCCTGATAAGATCGCCGAATATATAAATCGCGCTGGAATTGGTAGGATAGCCAGTTTCCCCAGATTCGCCCCCCTGCCTATCTTTTGGCGGAATATACACTTTGTCTTCTATACTGTCCAGAATCGAAGAACTAAGCGTCAGGTCAAGGTATTGGCACGCCTTTTCGAACATGGTTTTATATCTCATTCCCAAATGAAAACGCTTCTTCGGCATAAGCTGTTCGAATAAGGCTTCTACCAGATTTTTAATCGCTATTATGATAGCGACCGCATAGGCAATTCTGGCGATTACTTTTAACGCAGCCATAATATAGTTACCTAAATCCCACGCTGTAACTACACCAGCCCCCAGTCCTACCGATACACCGATAACAGGTGTCGACGCGTCGGTAATGTCGCCTATTGATTCCGCTATCGCTTGAATGTTTTCTATAAGTTCCTTTGACATCATGTAGATGGACATAGAAATCAGGATCAACTGTAACCCGTCAGGGACGTAGTTTATCACGTAAGGAACTTTGACGAAATCCGATTGCGTAATGATCCCTATTTTGTACAGATAAGCAAATGAAAAACTGTCCGCCACGTCTGCCAGCCAGTCTTCGCCCTGTTCCTTCTTAAGACCGACTTTTATTTCTTCCTTACCCAGAACTGTCAGTTCTTCGTCTGTCATGTCCAGGTACCCACGGAAAGTAAAAACAGGATTGGTTTGTTCGCCTACCAGAATCTGGTACGGAATGCCCTCGAATATTCCTACCCCGCCATTTACGCCAGATTTTATTCTTTGGGAAATATAATCCTTCGCCGCGCCTACGAACGCCAAATCGGAAACGTTTATCGATCCCGATTCTTTCTTATTCAGCCAGTCGATTACGATTTCAAGGTTTTGCCAGCCTCTGGGTTCGCCTCGATATTCGCCGTCCATTATATGGGTTAATTCTGTCATGGTCTTGGTTTCTTAATTACGTAATGATTCCTTTTTGTTTTCTTTCCTTCGATAACTTCTTCCACCAGTTTCATGGTGCCTTCCGCTACTTCTGCAACCTTCCAGTTTGATACTGGTTTGTTTGCCATTTCGCGCCTTAATTCCTGTAGTTCGGTAATGATGGCTTCGTTCTGAACAGGAACCCCAACAGTCTGGACAAATGACTGCCTTTGCTTCGTGAAGAAGTTTTCGTCGATTTTACCCATCCCTGCCAGTTCCTTCATTCTGTAGAAGTTGTCTTTACCCATGTTCGCCATTTCGCGGGTGCTTAAGATACCTTCCTTACCTTCTACCATGATCGGAATTCCCCGGCTTCTGCTTCGATGTGATGGCCCACGGAATATTCCGTCAGATGGAAGCCTGTCTTCTACGATACCACCTTCGCCGAACGAAGCTGTAACGGCTTCTAAAACGGCAAAATCCCGAAGGGCTTTGGCGATAGCCGTGTCGGGGTCTTTGTCTGCATAACCAGCGTAAGCACTATACAGGGATTTGATCTTTTGAAGACGCTGTTCCCTTTTTTGTTGTTTGATAAGTTCCGCTTCACGCTTCGCCAGTTCTTCCTGTTCGAACGCCAGCGTATTCTTAAGCCCGTTCTGGGCGCGTTGTACCTGATCGTCTACGCGTTCGGACTGTTTATCGATAGCCCTTTCGCTTTGCTCGATGCGTCGCTGGGTTAACTCGATCATTTTATCCAGAACCAGCCCTACAATCTTGTTAATGTCTTCCATAAAGGTTTTAAACGCTTCGGCTTTTTCCTTCTGGGCTTTTAGCATATCGTCAATGCCTTTATTTTCAATATCCAGAAGAATAGACTGCCTTTCCAGTTCCAACTGTTTGAACTCGTTAGTCGTTTCGGCAAATTGCTTCTGTTCTTCTTCGATCTGTTTTACCCTTCTTTGTTTACGGGTAACATCGTAGTTTCCTTCTATCTCGGCTCTTTCTTTTTCAAAGGCTTCGATCTGTTTTAGAACCGATTTCCTTTCGGCTGGATTAAGTTCTGAAAGCGATCTTCCATTCAGTATCTTCGATAATTCTGCCCTTAGTTCTTTGACCTGTGTAAGTTCAGATTCGCTTATGCTTATTGCGTCAGATAGCTGGAAGCCTTCAAATGGATTTATGATCTTATTGATCTCATTTTGTAGTAAGGATATTTCCTTGGTATATGCCTGAAACATTTGCGAAGACTTACTGAAATATTGACGGTCGTATTCCAGTTTCTGCAACTGCATTTGTAATTGCTGTAACTTAGAAACTTCGCCGCTTTCTTTCTCAATATTAAGAAGTCGCTGTTCGTGATCCTTAGTAGCTTTCTGGGTGTCAAAATCATACTGTTTTTTCAATTCAGCTAAACCGTTCTGGGTGTATTTTGAAATCTGGGTAAGACCATCGGCGGAACGGATTGTCGCTTTCCTTTCTTCGTCGTATGTGCGTTCCAGCGTTCGAAGGGTTTCTTTATATTCCAACTCGGAAAGGGTCTTCGATTGATCCAGAAACTTTTCACGGGCCGCCAGACGTTCTTCCAGCGTGTACTTATCGGATTCGTATATCTCACGGTTATTCTGGATGGCATTGTCCAGAATAGTCTTCATAAGTTCGTATTCGGAAGCCAGATAATCGACGGTTTTTATCTGTTTAGACAGTTTTTCGCGTTGGGCTTTTTCCTGCTTATAGCGTAATCCTACCGAATCCTTTTCGAACTGTAGAATTTTACCTTCATAGCTAAGATTCTGCTTATCCAGTTTACTGGTTTCGGTTTTTATCTTCTGGATTTCCCCTTCCAGATTCCTGACTTTCCCCAGCGCGGTCAATTCCCTTTCCACGGCGTTTTCTGCCTGTGATGGTGCCACGGTCTGGGTAGCGAGTTTCCTATATTCTGCCTGGGCTTGCAAAAGTTGGGCTTCTTTTTTTGCCTGTTCATCTGCTAACTCTAATTGTCGCTGGCGGTTCTTAACGATCTGGTCGTTTGCTTTTTCCGCTTCGGCACGCTTATTCAGGGCTTTTATAATCTCGTTTTCCGCCTTAGCTGTACGCCCCAGAAGAATTTCTTCGTCCGTCAGGTTTTTAAAGTAGAATGGATATTGAGCGCGTAAAGCTTTGAGGGCGATCATTCTTTCTTCGTCCAGTAAGTTCTTATCGCGTGCGATAGCCAGATTACTACGCAATTCCCTTGAATCCGCGACTGTAGCCTTAAGACCATTTAACTGGGCTTTGGATAGTTCTTCCTGACTTTTCTTAACGCTTTCCAGTTCTTCGCCAAAATCAAATAGGTTTTTTGCGGCTTCTACCAGTTTACCACCCCATAACGTTAAGGCTAAAACCCCCAGCGTGAAGAATGTATTTAGGGAAAACAAAGAAGAAGAAACCCTTTGTAATAATGTAGGTTGTGCGGTTAATGTGGCGTTCGCCCTCGCTACTGCTGCGGTAAGTGAATTTTCCGCAGAAGTGGCGGCGGTTGTTGCTGCAACCGCTTCGCCAGTTACGGCTACCTGACGCTGTATAACAGCTATCTGGTCGGTGGTTGCCCCAGCATTCGCCAGAACCGTTTCTGTATTCGCTATTGTCGCGGTGGTAGCCGATCCTGTAGTTTCTATTTCAGCAACGTGGGCGGACACCTGTTCACGTATAGCCGTAGCCTGTTCGTGGGATGCGGCAACCGATTCGATTACGCTTTCGACCTGTCCATCTAAGGCGGCGGTCGCTTCTTCGCTTATGGCTTTTGATTCTGCCTGAATAGCTTGCTGGGCAACTAATTCGGCGGACGCTTCTTTTACAATGTCCTGTAATTGTTTGATCTCGATTCCTGCATCCTTCATTGCGTCGAAGAATCCGGGTAAGTTATTCGATATTGCTAAGAAGAAGGTATTCAGGGACACCGCCGCGGAAGGGGCTTCCCTTAATATTTGCTGTATTGAGTTACCCAGCGCATCGAATTGGTAGTTACCTACATTTCGCTGGTTCCTGCCCAGCGATTTATCGATGTCCTTAAGGGCTTTGTCCAGTTTTACAGTCCTACCCTGTAGAACACCGAATTCAGAAGCTAATCTGGCATAGGCTGGCGTGTTCTTCTGCCCAGCTTCTTCCAGACGGTACATTTCCACGGCAACGCTGGCGGATGCCCTGAAAAGCTTATTCAGTTCCGCCGACATTTGGGCGTAAGCGTCTTTTTCTTTTATGATAGCCTTTTCCGCGATTTCACGCTGGCGACGTTGCGCTTCCGATAAGGCTATCTGGGACTTCTGGGCGTTATTTTCTGCGATTATTCCCTTACTAAGTTCGGCTTCGGCATTTATTTCGGCTTTCAGGGTCTTAAGCTTTTCCTGTTTGGCACGCTCCGACTGTATTTCTGACTGGGTGGTCTTGTTAAGGGCTTCCGTGTAGGCTTTTTCTATAGCGATAAGGTCTTTCTTCGCCTGTTCGTAAGCCTCGTTTACCTTCGTAAGTTTGGTAACTTGCGCTTCATATTTGGCGACAACTTCTGGGTTTTCCAGCGTGAAACTATCGTTAAATTCTTTTTTGATTCGGCGCGCTTCGGCGACTAACTGTTCCCCTGTCTTCGTGAAGTCAGAAACCAGTTTATTCATTCCGCCGTCGTCTTCGAATAGTTCGCTGTATTTAACTATTATGTTTTCCATGTTTAGAATGTTTTTCTTTTAATAATTCTACGGTGGCGTAGAAATCGAAGGTCGTCATATTGTCCAAATCCTGCCCCGACATTTCAGCCACCGTTAACCCATATTTTCGGAAGTCTACTTCCAGAACCCGTTCCATATTGTTTTCCTGCCATACATTCCAGACATTCGGTTTATCCTGTTCTAAGATGTCTTTCTCAACCCTGTAGATTTGTTGATCGACACCGTCTTTATTTTCGATAACCTTATCCAGTAGTAGGTTAAGACGTGAATATCTTAACGCGGTTTCTTCTTTGTTCCCACCACGCGGAAAGGAAGACGGAAAATAGACCACCAGTTCCGTTTCGATTTTTTTTTTGACCGCTACTAAGGAAGTAACAGTCTTTTCAATATCGAACCCGATGTCGTTAAGGTGGGTCAGGATTCTGTCCAGATCATCCGGGGCGTATTCTTCATAAAGAACGTTATCGATTCGCTTTATCATAACCGCGAACGATCTACCCATCGGTGTAAATTCATTGTACGCGTAATGAACAGTTTGTCGCCTGTTTGCCAGTTCCTGAATAGCTTCTGCAATCATGTTTTTGTGCAAAAATGCCAGGGCTTTTTCGGTTCGCTTATCGTAATCGGCGAAGTCGTTGCCTATCTCGGATTGGATCATTTGGTATTTATTGAACTTCTGGAACCTCAATATCGGAAGGTTCTGGATAGAATCGTAAACCTCAATTTCGTGTTTGCCATGCTTATATAGTGCCATAATGATAATATTTTTGGTACGGGAATCGGTACCGTACCGATTGAGTACTATTTTTTAAAAGTCATTAGTCCAGAAACGACAAAGGGAACGACAATCATGTAATTGTCGAACCCTGTGATTAGCCCAGCCAGTATCGTAATGACTACGGCTATGTGTGTGCGGCAACAAAACGGACATTCTACCATATCCTTAATGAAGTCGTTCTTACGCTCGTACTTCGCCCATAGGCTGACTTTATCGTACCATGCCCATTTAACAAATAGCTGGTCTACGAATAGCACCAGACCGAACACTACTAAAATAAATTGTATCATAATTGTGGTTTTAAAGGTTAACAATCTTCTTGCAAAGTTACCAGTAAATCAATACGAAAACATTGCAGGGGTAATCTGTTGTATTGTTCCAGATCGTTAAGACTGAATTCCCTGTACACTTCGCGAAGGTCGCGGGTTTCAGAAACGACCTTATACATATAGTCGAAGTTATATATAGCCTCGGAAAGAACGCGTCTGGCTGACCTTATTAAATCCTGCGTGAATATGCCGTCTTCTTTTAATTTAGTCGGATCGATCAGTTCCAGATTACAGGAAAATATTATCGATACGGGCCATGTGATGTTATTGTTAGTAGCCGTGTCGAAGTCATTCTTACCAGCCCCTACCATAAAGAAAAACATTCCTTTATAGCCGTTATTCGGGGTTAGTGTAATGTACTTCGGAACTGAATCTTCTGGATTCTTAATATATGTTTGCGGGTAAATGTAGCCCACATCGTTAGGCTTCTTCTGGAAGAAACGCTGGGCGATGTGGAACGGATGGGACACCCACGATAATTTATCCTTAAGCAATAGCCTAAGATCGTTACATACTTTGTCTATTTCCACGGGATTATCTATGTCGAACTGTATATCGGTTTGATTCGTTAGCATGGTGGTAATTTTTATTATTGATTTTAAATCGATTTAAGACACTTTCTGCCTTCTGGATATTGTCTTATACTTCAAGGCGTATATAATCGCCTGTGTGACTATCTCAATCCTTCCTGAATGGTCTTTCGCAGTTGCGGAATAACGAAGGTCTTAAAAAATTCCGTCATATTCTCTTTTGTAGGCTTTAGGACGTGATAACCGTATGCGTAATATGATTCCGAAGGATCGATCAGGTATTTGTCATAAGAAACGTTACTGGACACCTCGAAGGAATCTTCATACGCCCTTACTTCTATGCTGGCGTGAAATGTGCCTTCGTCCCTTAAGGTGGTTCGGTCGGTCGGTTGCCCTTTAGCCCTCTTAAGCTGTATTGTTATACGCTTGTAGCCTCGAAGCTTGTTACCGTCCCCATCGATACCCTTCTGGAATAGCTGTTTATTAACGACATAATCCTTAATGACAAAACCGAAGCTACTTATAGCTTTTTGGAGTTCGTCATTAAGGACATCGTCGAACGATTGAAAGTAGGCTATTTGTTTCCCAAATATCATTACATCACGCCAATTGTAGGTACGAAGGTCGTGTCTTCACAATCCAGGCACCTGTTATTTATTCCTGACATATCAAAAGAAACGGCTTTTAATTCGCGCTGGTACTGCTGGGAAATGTTCAGGGCGTTGGTTTCCTTATCCCCTTCCAGATCGCGGATTATCATGTGTTTTAGGTTTTCTTCTATGTAGCTGGTTTCCTGTGTGAACTTCATGTCGTTTAAAATCAGGTGGGCTACTTTGTACGCCAGAAGGTTCTTAAATACGAACCTGTTCTGATTGAAGAAGTCGGTAAGATCACACCTAACGGAAAATTTCAGGTTAAGACCCCACGATTCGGTATTACTGAATGATGCCTTTTCCAGATCAAACATTTTGCCGACCGTAAAGTTACCAGCCGGGACATAAAGTGGGAATACAAAGAAGTGCTGTCTTATCGATGTCCATACCCCGTAATAGCTATTATTACACCCGCCACATTCGCCAGCCGTCCAGTTAAAATCTGGATAGTTTATCGCCTGTGTACTCAAATCGTCCTGATAGTAACCCAGAATGAAGACACCGCCGTGGTACTTTTCTGGGGATATAGCGTTCAGGTTCCATTCTGCTGGGATAGGCGGGTCGCCTTCTACGGGTGCGGGTGTAGTTGGTACCATCCATTTAGTAGACGTGTCCGTGGTGGTTATGTCCATTGTCATTAGCGGGTCTTCTACCTGTGAGTGGAAAAGATAAAGCTTTACGGTGTCCGAACCAGACAACTGTAGACCGACTTCGTTAATTACCAGTTGCAGGGCTGTAACGTCCCTTACTGATATTTGAAAACCGACGAACCGACCCTGATTCATAATGCGGTCGCCCTTCCAGCTTAATCGGTTCAGTAGTTGCGCCTGTTCCAGAAGCGTCTTCCCGTATTTAGCCACCTTCCTGTATTGAAGGACATCGTTAAGCATCCCGTTAATGCCTGATTGCATCTTTTGGGTAAGATAGGCGTTAATGTCCATCCCTGCGGATAGCGTAGCCTTTATGTAATCCAGCCTTAAAGCTGGGTGTTTTTCCTGATAGTATTCGCCCGTGTCTGATTTCTGTAGGTCTGTGTTAATCGTTATCGAACCATCGAAAAACGGTTGCCACCCTAACAGGGTCATATAGGCGGGTACAACTGATTTACTTCTAAACATATATTTCAGTATTAAAAAAACGCCTTACCTCATAATCGAGATAAGGCGTTTCGCATGGTTAAGGGTAAAATTATGGCGTTGTTGATGGCACCAATTCGATTTTGCGTATCGCACCCGCTTTAGTAGCTGGGTCGCTGTTGTAAGGCGTTAGGATAGCGTAATCGACTGAAAACTGCCATTTTTCTTCCAGCGTCGCAGTTAAGTGGGCAGTAAGCGATCCGTCAAGTGCCGATTTGTCGGCGCAAGTAGATTTATACTGAACACCAACTGGGAAAGGAAGACCCGGCAACTGTTCCACATCCCATTCGGTACCGTCAGTCGACTTAACACCCGCACGGGCTGTCTTATCGATACGGGTAAGGAATCCCAGCGTACCGTCTGGCATAAAGTAAGCGGTAGCGATCTTCCCTGCTGCAACAACTACACGGTTAGAGTAACCAAAGTTTTTGTCTTGGAACTGGAACTGTGTGTTTTCGCTGTTAGCGGCACCCTGATTGTAGTAACGTGTTACATACGGCATAAGGTTCGGCGATGCAAGGAAATACGTTTCGGCTGCGAAGAAGTCGTCTGCGAAGTTGATAGCCCCAACGTTGTTAAGGAAGTACTTATCGTCATTCGGCACCTGAATAGCACCACCAGAAATGGTATAATCGGTAGTCGGGATAGTTGATCCGTAAACCTGTGTTTTGTTGGTGTTAAGGGCTGTATCGATGTCAGTTTCGATGTAAGACTTCAAAGCTTCCACTTTGTCGGCTATTTTCTTACCTAAGTCAGCCTGATAACCGATAAGGTTGTTTGTGTACTGTACTGGTACCATCGTAACGTTAAGAACAGCCGTTTTCCAGATAACGTTAACCAATGCTGACGCACTTTGCGGGTCTGTTATTGTACAGCTTCTTACGTTAGTGATCGTTACGTCGCCCTTTGTCATAACAGGGACTGATAACGCAAGTCCTTCGGATTCAGCCGCCTTTCTCTGTAAATCCGCGCTTATGATCGACATTGGCGATTTTGTCATGTCGATAGCGGCATAAAGAAGACCGTTTCTGGTTCTTCTAAGTTCGTCCCTGTCAAGGTTTGAAGGGTAGTTCGCCCTGATGGGCTGTAAGATAGTGGCTATTAAGCTCATTTTTTAAGTTTTTAAAGGGTTACTGTAGCGGAAGCGATGCCACATTATGTTCTTTGTAAGCTTCGTCTTTAAGCTGGAAGTAAGTAGGGTCACTTTTAGTAACACCAGATTCGCGAAGAAGCTTATCGGCGGCTTCTGTGAATTCCATCTGGGTTTTAAAGGTTCCCTGTAAATCAAGCTTTTTCTTATCGTCTTTCCCTTCGACTTTAACGGTAGTAATGCCTCCTTTCATGGCTGGATCGGCTCCGCCACCTTGCTGACCGTCTTTTTTAACGATTTTCTGAACACCTTCTAACGAAGAAAGAACTTCGCTGGCGGTCATTGGCTCGTATGTTGTTGGATTAAGATACGGCTTCCCGTCTGGTTTGAAGAAGGTAATCTTATCGCCTTCTACTTTGGCACCTGACAGTAAAGTCGATTCGGCTTTTTCCAGAACGATGTTACGAATTTCTTCGTCCATGTCTGGGTTAAAATTAAGACCCGCTTTTGCAGTTGCTAAGGCAGACTTAATCTGGAATTCAGTTCCCTGTTTTCCTGAATCTTCAATCTTTTTTAGATATTCAGCTTCTTTCGCCGTCCATTGCGCTTTAGCTTCGTCAAACGCCTGTTTGATAATTTCGCCCCCGCCTGTTTTCTTAAGGGATTCTATTTCCGCGGTAAGTCTGGCGACTTCTGCATCTTTGGTAAGGGATTCTTTTTGTCCCCTTAAGCCCTTAAGTTCTTCAAATAAAGCCTTTACTTTTTCGTAAGTCTTTTCTTTTGCTCCACCTTCCTTCTGACCTGGACGTTCGCCCAGAATAGAATTCATGTCTTCGTCGTAGCGGGTATGCGTTTCTTTTATCTTTTCGGCTATTTGTATAGCCACTTCGGTGTTAACCCTGTTTGCGATGGCGGCTTTTCCCTTTTCGCTGTCAAAGATCGGCTGCATAAGCCCGTCGATTAACGATGGATTCTTTCCGATCTCATCTAAGATTGCTTGTAATTCCATTTTATTTCCCTTTTTAAATGTTTACTGTGTGATTTACGTGGCTTATTTTTTATCCGCTTGCCATGTAGTAATAGCGGTCGTAAGTTCTTCTACGTTTTTAGCCTTCTTAACGTCGATGTCGTTTAGGCTTGCAAACAGTTTCAGTTCTTCTTCCGAAAGACCCGCGATAGCGAATTCTTTAGGGTTTGCGGTGTACAACTGCCAGTCGGCGATCAAAGCCTTCATTTCTTCGGCTGTCTTAGCACCTTTAAGACTGATTTTGTTTACATCGGCAAACAGTTTCAGGTCGTCTTCCTGCATACCCGATAGGTCGGCGAAATGTGGTTCCTGAACGTACTGGAATTTCTTAGCGTACTTAGCATCCAGTTCGGCTTCTACTTCGGCACGGATTTCGGCTTCTGTCTTAACAGGATCAGGCGCGCCCCCAGCGTTCAAAATAGAATCTACTGTCTGGTTAACTGTAGGCTCATGGAAAACGATAGCTACATCATATCCGAATTGTGTTACACCCTTAGAAACTTTTTCAAGGCTTAAACGATCGTATTGCTGGATGTGTAACACCCCTACGCGTTTCTTAGTGCCGGGCAACTCGTTTATTTGAACTAAGGCTACCATGTAGTGTCCTTCGTCAGACTGATTTATTTCACTCGGTAGCTGATCGGCAACTTTGACACCGTAATCGGAATCTATCTTTTGAAGTTCCTTCTTTGCGTGCGAATACTTATTCGCGGTTACTTTGTTTGACATTTTATTCAGTTTTAATTATTGAACAATAGGTTCTTTTGCTGGGTCAGGTTTTGGTAAGTTAGCCATCGCAGCGGTATTATATTTATCGAGTGCCGCCCTTATAGCCTCGATACGTTTGTCATAGTCCAGACGGATTCCAAACTGGGTAATAGGGCCGTTCTCTAACTCGAACTTCGTTACAAAACTAAGGAAATTTATTTTCATTGATAAAGTGGCATCATCTACCAGTCCTTTATCCTTCATGTTTATGACTTCGGAAGTGTCGTATAGTGGTAACGGCTGTAAGTCCAGAAGCATATTCTGGCGCAATACCTTGTTTGGATTGCCCTTGTACTTAGTTTCAATCAATTGCTTATAGATCATTAACTGTTCTTCCTGTGGAAGACCCATCTTTTTCGCGTTTTGGAAGCGCGTCTGTAGGTCGTCTTCTGATATAAGGTAGAATTCAGTACCGAAGTTCGCATCTACTTTCAGGACAATGTCTTTGTAGTAAAGTCTGGCAACGGTTTGGACGATCCATTTGTAAAGGATGTCTAATTCTTCCTTTGTACGCATCAATACCGATTCCATAGACGAAAAGCTTCCCTTTAATTGCATTTCGTTCATGGCTTCGTTAGTAGTCTGCATATAGTTAAGCCCTACTGTCTTATGCCTGATTTCCAGTTCCAGATCGTCCAGCTTATTCGGTACGTAATCCATTTTGTCCGTATCAGGGAATATCATTCTAAACTTACCAGAACCGTCTTCTTCGGTTTTGTCTGGGCGTATCTGAATTCCGATGTGCGTGCCGGGCATAATAAGATCGTCGTTCCTGTCTTTACAGGCTGGGCAGTCGTCCCACGTCACGTAAGCCGTAGGCGGTAAGCCGGGGGTTTCAGCTTTTAGCGTTTCCGTTCTGATATTACCGTTTTTACAGTCTGGGTTCGGGCATTTGATTTTCGGGGCTTCTGTTACAGGAAATGGCGCGTAGTGGTCTACGTAATTCCTAAAAATATCGAAAATCGTCCAGTCTTCGAGTTTTGACAGCGCGTTACTGAAAGCTACCCTTCGCTTAAAGTAATTCTTATCATTAGAAGGCTGTGATATAAAAGCAATAGCAGGGCAATATCCGATATTATGTTTGTTTGCCGATAATAGTTCGAAAGTATCGTTCCCTTCATACTGTACGAACACATAGAAGGTGTCGTCGTCATACACGGAATATTTAACGAAGTCGCGTCCCTTATCGTCCTTACCCATCGAGTGGATAAAAGCAATGTATTCAAGATCGCCGTTCTTAGATTTAAACTGTGCATCGATTAGCCTTCCAGAATCTACAAATATCAGATAAGGTGTTCCGCTATTGTCTTTGTCTATTACTACGAAAGAACATGGTTTGTTTTTAAATACCTCACGGGCATGGTTTTCGATCCATTTGTCCAGACTTACATTCGCTATCCAGCGGTTAAGCACCGTTAAGTCCCTGTCCCCATCGACGTGGAAATGGCGGTTTTTACCATCGAATACCTTAAAGAAATCTGACAGGATGGAATCGGTCAACTGACCCACGGGTAACGGATACCTCGCAAATTCAAAAACACGGTCGAACTTTTTAGCTGACCGTGTTTTTACTATTGCTTTAAAAGAATTCCAGTACACTTCGCGACCTAATTCGTCCCGATCCATTTCTTCCGTAAATACGCGCAACTGGCTTTCCTGATTTCTTACCGATTTCAGTTGCTCCTTATGGTTTGGCATTTTAATTACGTCGACGGCTTTGTTTGGGTCTGCGAATTTCATAGAATTACTTTTTAGCTATTTCGGTTCCGTTCCATTGGTATTTATTGTCGCCTATTTCCCATTGGGAGTTCGGCAACTTAAGTAAGGTGTTTGCCTGGGCGATAGGGAATTCCCTTCCGTCGTTTTCCTTACCGTTTTTCTTCTTTAGCTTAACCTTATCGATTTTCGGTTCGCTTGCTGGGGCTGTGGTTCCTTCTGAACCCTGAACCCCTTTACTGGTGTTTTTTTCTTCTGCCATGATACAGGTATTAAATGGTTATTGATAAATTCTGATATTGAAGTAACCGCCGTTATTTCCCGTAAGAAGGTCGTCGGCTGGTGTCCCAGTATTATCTACTGACTGGAACGTGTACTGTCTAAATGGCCCACCACCGTCCGAACCATCGTTCTTCGCTGTGATCTTAACGTTATAAGGGGTGTATAGGGCTATTTTAGAAACGTCGAGATTACCCGCCGTGTAGTAAAGTTTAACCGTGTAGGTTCCTACGCCTGTACGCGCCCATACGAGTTCCCTATATTGGTCTTCGCCGAATCCCACACCTTCTATAGTGTTTACCGCTGTTGCCTGTGGTATCGGTGCGCCAGTACCTGTTTGTGATACTTGCGCCGACCATTCGTAGCCACCCACCTGAATATCCCCATTTGCTTCCGCCTGTTCGCCGTTTATCCTTGTGATAATCGGCACATAGTTAAGTAACGCGGAATTACCCGTTTCGGTCGTCATATTGAAGGCTGTACGGGCGTTAAAGTTTATTGTGTTGGTGCTTAACGTTGTTAAAGTCGGATGGATGCGTAATTCTGTAGGCGTTGTCGTTCCTATGGTGTAGTAAACCTGAACAGGCAGGGCGATTTCTGAACCCTGTTCAAATACGGCTTGCGCGTCTGGGGTGGTACCGCCAGACGTTTGCTGGTCTACATAATCGACAATGTCTTTCATGTTGTTACCTACCGCCGTTTTAGTGATCGAACCGGCCCCAGTCTTATTCGTGATGTCGGTGTCGATCTGGGCTTTAAGTTCCGTTCCTGTGGTTTGTGCATGGGCGACCGTGAAAGTCCCCATAAGTGCCGATAAAATAATTAACTTTTTCATCTTTAATTGTGGTGTTTGCATTAATACTAATTCTTCGCTGATCTTCTTTCTATTCGAATTCTGGTGCAAACTCAACAGCGAAGACCCCTGCGTTATCCGCGGGTAATCAAAGATCAGTTAACGGGTTAAAGTCAGGGGAAATTATTTCCAAGTCTTCCGACCAGCCCGGCGCAAGGGAAAAGGAAATGTTATGGGTGTCTTTAGTGGCAAAACCAGCGTTATTCCTGTCGGAAATGAACGGCGTTCCTTGTAGTGGGAATCCTGTTTTACCTACTGGTGTTCCGTCGCCAGTATTCAGTACGGCGATCTTACCACCTTGCAGGAAGAAGAATACCGTAAGGCGTGGTTCACACATAAGGGCTTTTAGTGCTTTTTCAGTAACTGCCGATAGTCCTTTGAAAAGCGCGGAAAAAGCAGAAGGATTCGTTCCTTCGTTTTCTTCTACCCCGTTAAGTGTTGAGTTATCGCCACCACCTGACGTAATAGCGTCGCCAGCCTCGATTATAGGGTCGCCCCCGATTAGTGGTGTAACGACGATTTTAGTGTCGTCGGTTGCGGTTAATGCCGTTTGCCATTCTGCTAAATCTATAACGGTAGTAGCGTCAAAGAATGGGGTCGACTGTAACCTTTGAAATCCAAGCTTCTGGATTTGCTTCATATTAACCACGCAGTTTTCTACTGGGATGCTGGTTAATGCTGTAGGTTCGGGACAATTACAATCCATGATAATTAAAAGTTTTGATTAATAAAATAATTCTTATTTCCTATTGCGTTCCCGTGGCAATACGCTTACAAAGGTATAAGAAAAATGATATTATCCGTACTAATAGAAAAAGCCACCCCATTTCTGGAAGTGGCTTAACCCAAATTACCAACCAATTAAAGTAACATGATGGGGCAAAGATACAAAAAAGATCTTCTTTTCGTAACCTACCGTTTTCGTACTATAACGGGGGCTGTAACCTTTACCGATTGCGTGCCTGTAGGGACTATGTTTACCCTATAAAAGCGATACGGCGAATTCGTGACTACCCATGCCGTGGTCTGGGTCGCTACGTCGGTCACGGTGTAAGAACTTGCGCCAGCTACATCTGTGTAAGCCACATTGTCGACGCTACCCTGTAGCTTCGCAGTTGCCGCAGCCGTACCCGATATTTTAACGAACGTCGGCTGGATGGTTATGGCATCCTGAAAACCATCTACCTGTACATACAGGTTTTTGGTAGTTGAATTCGTGATCGTGTCCGTAGCTGGGTGCGTGAAGGTACTCTTAAGATAGCCTTCGCCGTTTGATAGTTTGAAGTTTGACTGACCGAACGACATGGTCGTCATAAGCCCCAATACAGCAATAAGAAGAATTTTTTTCATGGTTATAGATTTAATTAATATTATGCAAATATAGATAAATTCCTTATCTGGAATATGAAACCCCCACATCGTCGTCGGCGCGCTTACGTTTACCGATACGCATAACCCCGAAGTAGCGCATAGCATCCATACCGTGGTTATAGTCGTCGATCGGTTCGTTCGTTTCTTTGCCCTGCTTATCTTTAGCCCATACGTAGTTCCTGAATTCAGTAATCAGGTTCGTAGATCGCTTCGTTACATTCAACTTAACGCCCTGTAGAATGTCGATACCGACGTTAATAGAATCGGCACCCTTAACGGCACCCCTGATCGAGAAGCCGTATTCCCTGATTTCGTCACGTAGGCGCGGTTCTGCCGCATCGCAGAATATATTCTGGTACTTACTGACCCCTAACGATTCCATCATTTGGCACAACTGACCAGATTTAAGCCCCGTCCTGTAGATCACTTCGTCCAGGTAATATTCGCCATCGTAGTACCATACAGCCACCAGCGCGGTAGGGTCATTGGTGTACCCGAAGTCCATACCATAACCCAATAGCGAAGCCCCTGCGGGTATTTCGTCCACTTGCGTCCAGTTGCTGTATATCGCACCCTGTAGACCACCTACTTCCCCACGTAAATAAACTTTGCACCAGTTCGCCCAGTACGGGTCTTTGATGTTCTTAGGGTCGTCGTAGTCGCCTTTGACGTTGTAGTAAGCTTTATACAGGTTACTTTCTAACTCTTTAACGATGGTACGTGCCAGCGCGTCGTTATCCTTGTAAGTAAGGGTCAGGACTTCGGCGTTCTTCTTAGGGATAATTTCGGTATGTACCCAGAATTCAGATACAGGGTTATAATCGATGTAGATTTCGCGGTCGGTACGGATCAGTAGCTGGTAGAATGTTTCCCATTTGATATTATTGGCTTCATTCACATAAAGCACGTTACGACGCGGGCCTCTTACCTTAGCTTCGTCGTCCACGGAAAAGAATTCGATGTACGATCCATTATGGAAGGTGTACTTCTTATCGGTTTCGTGCCAATGGGATCGTTTCCAGCGTCCTGTCTGCTTCATTATCTTAATGAAGTCCTTTATAGCCCCCTTCTTCAAATGGGGCATAGTTTCAGACACCACCGAAATTTCTATGCCATCGGTTTTTATTGCACGATTAATCAAAACTGGAAGAATGCCGTAAGTCTTACCCGCGGACGTACCGCCGGGGATTACCCTTATACGCTTACGCATGGCGCGAATCTTATTTATCGCGGTAGTACGCTTAAAGGCGTTAAGCTTGCTTACGTGCTGTTTACTGATTATCGGCATAACTATTCTTCGTTAAGGTAGTCTTCGCCTTCTTCTTCTTCGTCTGGTTCTGGTTCGAGGTTATCGTTACCGTCTGGGAAAAGTTCCTGTTCGATGTGTTCTGCGTATTCGATACGTTCCACATAGCCACGATTACGTCCCAGCGTCTTAAGCCCGAATATAATGCTGGCTTCTTTGCCGTCCCTGACGTTTTGAAGTAGTTTACTTTCCATTTCGTCCAGTAGCCCTTCGCGTGCCGCTTCTTGCGCCTTCTGTAGTTCTTCGTCGTCTTTGATCCAGCCCGCCAAAGTGCCACGATCTATCTTAAGCATGGTCGCAGCCGATTGAACGATACCGCAATGTTTGTGCAATGCCTTAATGATCTTATCGTTTGAAATTTTGTCCCGTTTCATTTCAAAAGTGATTAAATGTTCAGGGACAAAGTTAGTAAAATGTACCGTCCCTTTTTATTATGCGGGAAATGCTGTCAAAACCCGCCCCCAGTTACGCTTAAGGGTAACAATAAAAAAACCACCGATCTGGTGGTTATGAAGTAGTGTCGTGGTCGACGCGTGGAACTTTGCACGTCTTAGACCTTACGAATAAAGCCCCTTGAACTTTGCACCCGCATCGGTATTCGGTGGGCTTGATCGTCACGCCGATAACTTCGGGCTTATTGTCGATCGTGCTGTTCTCTTTTCCGCTTGCGTTCAGGATATGGACTTCGATAGTAAATCCAATTGATTCGGCAATCTTTTTCAGGCTTTCGAACTGAATTTCCTTCTTTCCGTTTATCCATTCGGACATACGGGAAGCTGGAACCTTAGATTTGTCGCCCACCTCTTTTCTGGATAGACCCGACATTTTGATTAACCGTAATAAATGTTCGTTCATGGCTGTAATGTTTTATCCTGCAAATTTACACTATAGCGTAAACCACGCCAAACAATAAATAATAAATTTACGCTTAAACGTAAAACCCCACCGCAATGGGTGGGGTTTGTTGTCTGGGTCTATCCCTGTACGTCGCTTACCTTATGCATGGCGGCCCGCAGTTTTGCTATTGCCCCGTAAGTAAGGTCGCAGTAATCGCTGTACGTGTCTTCGTCCATGTATCGCGATGCAATGGTCAAAGATTTTTCCAGCTGACCTATTGTGTTCCTGATCTCCATTTCTGATTCATTCATCTTAGATATATTTAATTTTCATTAATTCGTCTGTGTGAAGAATAATCGGCTCGGCTTTGTTGGCATCGTTACCAACTCTTAAGCATTGCCAGAGTAACTTATCCTTATCGCATATAATCGGAATGATTGTTTCCGACTTAGTATAAATACATTCTAAGGCGTTTATACTGCCTAATTCAAATTGTATTTTTTCGTTTTTTGGGTCTTCCATAGTTTAATTTGTGCTGGCTTCTTCCAGCGTAAAGGTTAAACATAAACCACCGTCTTCCCAGTAAGCCCAGAAGCCACCAGAACCGACCGCCTTTTCTTCGTCGTATGCCTGTTTTAGCAATTTAAAGGCCGCATTCTTAAGGGTGCTTATACTGGGGATTCCCATGTTATCATTAGTCTTATTGTCTTCTGCTACATTAGACCCCATGTACCAGCACCAGTTCAGGGCTTTCATGGCTTTATGAACGTTCTTCCATTTGAATTCTTCGTTAATAATCTTAGCGAGGTGTTCAAATGATTTTTTACCTTCTATAAAACCGCCATCTATCAATTTTTGATCTACTGCTTCTTTACTCATTTGGATTAATTATTTTACGTTCATCAATCGAAGCGAATGCATCGTCTGACGGCATCGCTTCCACATCCAGCCCAGGGCATATCCAAAAGCTTCCTGCCCATTGGCATACTTCCCATTCAATTCCTATTCTTACCCAGTAAAACCCGATTTCTCTTTTCATAGCTTACTGTATAAAGAATTTATATACTACATAAGCCGTACAGAACAGCCCTAAAACTGTTGCGTGCTTATTGAAATACTGTATTTTCGGTGCTGGCTTTACCATGAACACCATAACATCGAAAGTCACTAAGAACCCGAACACGATGCAGTAAGCCAGGATAAGGTCTAAAATTAATTTTTGTATCATTTTTGTAGTGTTTAGCCACCCATACAGGTAAAGCCAATATTTAAGATTATAACTTCGTAAGACAGCCCGTGTTCATTGTGTACTGTGAAGAAGTGGAACTGGCCCAGCTTATAGTAATTCCTGAACCTGATAAGGAAAAGGTCGTCGCCGTCTTTCTTAAGATAGGCAATCCAGAAGTTAGCCCTGTAAATACTGGTTCTTAGTATGCGTCGCATGATTTATATTTCCTGTTTAATTCGTTCCAAAAATTCCCCAGCGTGGTTCGATGCGCGCTTAACGCTATGCTCATGCGAATGCTGGTTCGATGTGTGTACGTGCTTTATAATTTCCAGAAGTTCTTCGGTAACTTCGGTAAGGTGTCTAAGATTCTCAAATCTTACAAGGTCGGCACTCGATTGTCCAATCGGGTTTACAACGCCGACCAGTCGCTTAACTACGTGGACGGTGGTTTTTGAATCCATTACACCGGGTCGAATGCGTTAATATCGATGTAATGCGTTACACCTTGTAAAAGTTCATGGTCGCTTTCACATTGTAATCCTTCTTCCATTACCAGTATATAGCCGATAAGCTTTTCTTTGTAGCCAAAGCCCCCGCCAAAATTAGCCGCTAAAACTTCATTTTCGGGAAGGTTTTCTGGGTCTATTTCCAGCCACTTGATTTCGTTGGTTTCTGCTGGTAACGCTTTTGGTATATCCAGATCGTTCATGTCGATAATGATACCCACGCAAAACAAATCGTCGCCGTTAAAAAGCATGAATGAATCGTGCGGAACCGATGTTTCAAACTCCCATACATCGTCGTCGTTAACGTCAGCCTTAACCATGTTCGGTCGTTCGCTGGCATCGTCTTTTAACTGTACCGCTACGGCAAACTGGGGATTACCTTCGCGCCATCTTTGTTTTTCGTCTTCGTCGTAAAGTTCTACTTCGTGACCCGCAGGAACCAGAAGAATACATCCGTCTTCCAAGTCTTCGGTAATTGCTCCCCTAAGCTTTACAGGCGATGCCTTCTGAAAGCTTAATCCGTAGATAACTAACAGATTGTTTTTACGGATTTCTTCCGCATTTACATTAATGATAGACACCCCTTTGTCCAGTTGTAAGGAATCTAACTCATTCGCTAAAATTGCACTTTTTGTCATTGCTTAAATATTTAATTGGTTTATAATTCGGTAAATACGGGGTGCGAAAACGGCACCCGTTTGAAACACGAAGCTTTCTGAAAGATATACTTTGCGTCCATTTCTGTTCCATTAAAGTGGTGGAAGAATTGCGGGTAATAATCTGGGTGTCTTCCATAGCATTCCAGAAAACAGGATTCGCCCATCGGAAGGTCTTCTGGCTTTGACAAAACGATCCAGCCCCTGTTATTATCGATGCCTTCGATTGATATGGGACGGTAAACATATCCGTCACGTGCGAACTGATCTGTAATAGTAATTTTATCACGATGTTTAGTAACAAAGTCGTGCTGGCTTTTTTCGAATAGCCAGAACTTAATCCCCCCGTTTTCTTCCAGTTTTACTTCTGTTACATCGATTTCAAGTTCTGCCCAGGCTACTGCGATAGCCTGATCCCTCGTAATTGGTTTTATTGCCTGTATCATAAAGATGTAATGTTATTTTTAGATGTGAATAATTTTCGGACGATGTGTTCTTCTGAATAACCGCGCTTCTTAAGACGCTTGTAAAACTTATAATGTTTCGAACACATCCAAAAAGTTCTTAAAATACTGAACCATCCGATTGATTTTCGTGGGTGCCAGTATTCTGGTGCGATGCCGTAGTCCCTTACTTTCGTATGCCCACGGCACCCCTTACCAGAACAAATCCACTTCACTACGGTAAACTGAACCAGATCGAGTTCTTCCCGTTCCATCGATTTTAGTTCGTCGACGGCTTCCTGATGTTCTTTAAGGCATCCTGAACAAAACCAGACACCATCGACACCCTTCGGATTGATTCGTTCCAGATAATCGGATTCCTTATCGCAGTTGTGGCACTTCATTACTTCAAACTATTACCCATTGCTGGAAGAAGTGAATTTCGGATCACGTCCTTTGTGGTATGCGAAACGTAATGCCCTTTGATGTAATATTCGTTATAGTACATAAGAATATCTTCGTATGTGTGGGTGTAGTTGCATTTTTTAATATAAGCTTCCACCGCTTCCCTGACAGGATTAACCACCAGCGAGGTGTCCACGACATTGATGTCGTTAACATCCTTCGGCTTTTGGGCCATTCCTTTTTCGTAAGCCAGTTGCAAGTTATTCGCATAGTCGGCGCAAAGTTCGTCAGCTATCAAATCGCTGTAGCCGTTCATTTTTAAATACCTATGCATTTCCTTCGCGTCGTACCATGATGGCGTATTAAGGGCGTGAAGAATTGTTTTCTTTATCTGTTCCGAATCTGGGTGTAGATACGGTATAAAACAGACCGCCCTTCCGTCGTCGGAAACGATGGCGATTTGACCGTTTGTTATGTCGCTCGTATATTTCATTACACGTATTTTTTAACTATTATGTTTATGCAGCACGTCTTAAACTTCTTTCCTGATCCACATGGGCAGGGCGTATTCCTGCCGGGGGGCTGTATAACTTGAAGCGGAAGTGTGGCTGGATCGGCACATCGTTCGCAAAGGGGAATCCCGTTACCGTTAGTTTTGAAGGCTGGCTTCTTATGACAGTTGCCACACATATCGGGATCATTCTGGGCGATTACCTTATCCAGTTCTTTGTCCAGTTTTTCCTTAAGTGCCATCGCCTTTTCTGGATCGTGCTGGGCTTCGTGGTTTTTCTTTAATTCTTCCATTATGGATTATCAAATAATTCGCCCTGACTTTTATAGGGTGCAAGGCGGTTGCCCCTTTGTTTAATGCTGTATTCTTTACTGATAAATTCCAGAATATGCCTACTCTTTTTGTCAGGGCGTTTTACCTTGACATACTTTTCGGTAGAATAGATCGATTCGGATTTTTGTAGTTCGTAGGTAACAGCCCCGACAACTGATTTATTACGTATGTCGGGGTTTCCTGCCTCGTAGTAAGCTTTTAGCGCATCATGTATAGTAAAGGGCTTAAATCGTGTCTTTACCCATTCAGATACGAAGCTATGCAGTTTTAGAAATTCTTCGCATTGCCTATTTGCCATCGGTTCGTCTTTTAGCTTCTTCTTTGAATAATTCCCAGCTTTGTTCGAAGGTGACTACGCCTTCCTGACCGCATTCGAAAAACCATTTCGCTACCGCCATAAATTCGTCGTGTGTTAGTGCTGTAGCCATTCTTATTTACTTTTAGACATTGCCGACCTTATAGCCATAAGCCTTTCGTAAGCAATGGGATCAGATTTCTTAATGGCTTCTTCATGCATCTGGTTTTCGGCTTTAATGCCTTCCCAGTCTGGTACCCTTACCCATGCCACGACATCGACATCGATATTCGAAACCCAGGCAACGTCGGCACTTTTATGACCGCATCCGGGCGAACCGTTTCCGACCGCTACTTTATACCAGCCGTCGCCGAATTTATTGTCTATTAAAAACCTGTAGCCGTCTTCTGGATTAAGAACCAGAATTCCCTGTCTGGTTTCCCCCACATGATGGGCAGACCACCACATCGGGTTACTGGGTTGCTGAACTACATAATCCACGGCGCAAAATAGAATGTTCGTATCGCCATTCCATTTCCCGCGAACCATATTCTTCATTATCATTGCACACCCTACGCAGTAGTATTTCTTTGTGGGTTGGTGCATACAGATTGCCATGTCGCGTTCACAATCCTTTGTGAAACAAACGTCGTTTTGATCTCCTTTTGCCATAATCTTATTTTTATAGTGGTAATTTATTTATAATAGCCGCCAGAACGTGCATAACGATTGCGTTTCCTGCCTGTCTGTATGCCTGTGTATCGGAACACTCCCATCGAAATTCGTCAGGGAATCCCATAAGGCGAAAACATTCACGGGGCGTAAGTCGGCGGATTCTTCTTTTTACCAGATACAATCCTGTTTTAGCACCACCGCCACCAGCTTCGCCTGTTATCGTTACCGATACGCCATTCGAATCGTAGACCCTGTTCGCTTGCGCATTTTTGTCGCCGTCTAAACTGAACAATTGCATTAAGGTTGGGGCCGGTTCGATTACTGCCTGTTTGCACTCGGTGTCAAGTGTCTGGGCGATTTCTTTGCCGATCCTTCCGCGTCTGGTTTTACTGTTAGGGTGCTTATAGTCCAGCGAATCGCCTTCGCTAAACAGATCGAAGCCTTTTTCAGTATTGGACTTTATTTCTATGCCATCCTTCTGCGTCTGGTAATACGATTCAACAATCAGATTATCTTTTTCTACCGATGTCAAAGTGTTGCTTATGTCTGGGCGATCATTAACTTCTAACATCTGGACATAGCCTTTATCATTTTTCTTTCGGCTTTTCGGATTGTCTGGATCACGACCGCGGACGGCTGCGGATTCTACTTCGACATAGTTGTCACATGGCCCCATCTTATGCACGCGGTTAAGAATACAGTTTGCGATGTCGTCGCCGTTTTTGATCTCTAACTTAAACCCGTGTCCAGCTTCCTGATGTCGGGTAGTGTGGGCGATCAATCCAGCCAGCATCTTTTCCGATAGGTAATACTTTTCGTCGACCTTCGGTTCCAGAACGTCACGAAGACGCTTCTTCAATTCTACGGGTTTCGGAAAGTCGAAGTTATTGTCTTCGTCGTCCCTGATCCCTATTATAAAAACCCGTTCCCTGTTCTGCGGAATTGTATAGTCGAGGGCGTTAAGCGTGCTGTAGTAAATATGATAAGGAACGCTTTCGTCATGTGGGAATATGGTAGGATTACCGTTTACCGATTTTCCGCCCAGATATGCCACCCATTGGCTGAAAGTGTAACCTTTCTTCTGGGCTTTGTCTTCTTTATCGTGGTGGCTTAAAAGTCCTTTTACATTTTCAAAAATAAAGAAGCGGGGGCGGTTCTTCTTTATAAACTCATGGGAGTTAAAAAACAAAATACTTCCATTCCGAAGCCCTGCAATACTAAACCCCTGACACGGGGGCGATGTCATATAGATGTCGAGGGGGTCGACTGGTATTTCACGGTCGTAGACATCTTCGGGGTAGTAAGCTGGTTTTCCGTAGTTCAGTTCGTAGGTCTGGCGGACGTGTTTGTCCATGTCACAAACGAAAAGACTTTTATATTCTATGCCCAGATAGCGCAAAGCCTGATCGAAGGTTCCCACCCCTGAAAAGTCAGAACCTACCTTAATCATTTTTAGCGAAGTTTTGACATGGTGGAAAGTCATTAATAATTACAGGCTTTCCGTATATCAGATCGTACATATAGTCGCAAGGATCGAACCCATCTTTTCCGTAAGCCTGATCCATCAAAGCATTAAGCGCGCCCCTTTCTTCTTTGCTGGGTTGTGTTTCCATGCCAGCGAACTGAACGTCGAACGCGTCGTCTTCTGGGTGGTAGTGTTCGCCGTTAGTGAACAGGTCGGTAAGGAATGATTTCGCTTCTTCCGCTGTAGTTATCTGGATGTCAAGATTCGTTTTCATATTACTTTTTGGTTAGAAGTTCTTTAAGTGCTTTTTTAGTCTGCATCGGGAAGTCGGCGTTCAGTACCCATTGAAGGTAAGGAAGGTCACTAAGGACAGCTTTATCCATGTTCTTCCCGAATGCCCAATACACTACACCATCCTTTACGTAAGTTTTAGCGGCATAGTCGAAGCGTTCTTTATCGCCCTGACATAACTTATCGATGTCCTGCGGGGTCAATTCTGGTTCGTCGGCACATTGTAACATTGCCACCTCAATAGTGGCTGAAATGTCGGCTAATGCATCGTGGGCGTTTTCCAGTTCGGTACCAGTATATCGTCGGTAAACATCGCCAAGTTTGTTCGGCGACTTCCTACGCTCATTTTTAAGCACGTCCACGAAACATAATTCCCATGTAGGAAACTCAATACCTACTCGGTGGAATTCTTCCATTAGAAGCGGTATATCGAAGTTATCCGAATTGAACCCGCCCAAATCGCAACCGAACAGCCATCCCACTAAACCTTTTGCAATCTGGGAAAACTTCGGCGCGTCCTTAACCATGTCGTCGGTTATTCCGTGAACCTCGGTAGCACCCGCAGGGATCGGCATTTCTGGATTAATAAACATTTCTTTAGTTTCGCGCGAACCATCTGGCGATAACTTTATCGCGGCGATTTGTACTATTCTGTCTTTTGATGTACTGGTTCCTGTGGTTTCTAAGTCGAAAAAAACTATCGATTTAACTATTTTCATTATTTTGTTATTTGAGTTACTAAATGATCCCATCCCCTTCCGTCTTCGATTCCTTTACCAGAAGCCCACTTCTTTTTCAGAAAATAAATTATGTGGTTGCCACGGTACCAGAAGACGACATTCGATTTATTTGCCGAAACCACATCGAAGCCCATTTCGATTAAAGCTTCTTCGACTTCCGTGTGGGTCTGTGGTTCTTTTTTTGGTGGCTCAACTTTATGAGTGTACCCACACCTTTGACAGACATATTCTGTTTTCATTAGTTGACATTTACAGAGGGTTCTGGTTCTGTTGGTTCTGCGGGCTGTTCTGGCTGTTCTGGTTCTACTGGATCAACTACTGGCGGAATAAACAACATCATTCGGGTAATACAGTCGTTGTCTATTGTAAGCGTGACAAATTTCTCGTAATCCCCCAAACCATTAGAAAGGTTTATACTCATGCCGTCACGTTCCACGGTGTAAAGCCTGTTTTCGATATTGGCTTTGTACAGGGCTTCGTCGGTCAGGTCGACAACTATTTTACCCCTTCCGTATTTTTCCAGATTCAACACTAAGGAAGTGTCAGATAGCGACATGATAATTTCTGATTTGTCGCACGTGCAAGTCCATTCGCCTTTAAAGTTAGATGGCGGTGCATCATTACGGTTTTCCCTAACATAAGACGGGAGTTCTTCGTTATACGATTCTTTATCGCATGAAGCGAAGGCGAAGGCAAAAAATAAAGCTGTGATAATTGTTTTCATATTGTTGGTTTTAATTGAATAAATGATAATAAGAAGTAAGACCATCCGTAGGGCAGTTTCCACCATAAGGATTATGGAATTTTATTTCTATACAATAACTGTAGCCTGTATTAATACCTACCAGAAACTTACCTGATGCGCTGAAAGAATTATTTAACCCTGCATACATCGCAGAATAAAAAAAGCCGTTCAGTTCTGATATAATAAGATTTGATAATTCTTCCATTTCGGAAGCTTTTTCTGTTGTCAGGCACCCATTATCTACCAATTCGGCTAACGCTTCGTTAAGGGTCGGTTCCTTATATCCTTCCATGATGGAAGTAAACACTTTATTACATCCCATGATTAAGCGTTTGTAAGGTCAGTTAATCTTACGCGTTGAGTGCCTTTAATTGGCATCGGGTCAGCATTCCAAACAATCAGGACGCTACCTGTATTCGGGTTATATTCGGTAATTGTGAAGGTTGCAGTAGTTTCAAATTCGCTCATAGGATTTGCGAATTTTACTGGTAGTGATAAGTCGGTGCTATTTACGATTAGCTTTTCCATTGTTCGGTAATTTTGGTTCCACATTTATAAGAGCAAATATAAAACATTTATTTTATATAAAACAAATAATTTGATTTATTTTTTACTAAAAATAAAAAACCCCACTCCTTTTTATCGGGTGGGGTTTCTCAAAGATGGGCTATTGTCTACGATTATGGCTTAACAAATATAGAAATTATTTCTTAGCTGACGTGTCTTTCTGTTTAATTCTGGAAAACACAATCAAAGCACCCGTGTAGAATATTGAAGACATAACACACAAAGCCCAGAATTTACTGTCTTCTACCGTGTCAGTTTCCTGCCATAGCATATAACAAATAAGGGCTACACATAAGCTACAAAACAGTAGCAACTGGCAAATTATTGATTTCTGGCTCATGCTATCGGTTTATTTTGTTTACTATTCCGCTAATGCTGGCTGGGTCTTTTTTGTACGCCTTAATCATGTCAGTAATTACCATAAAGTGGGTAATTCCCAGACTTGATATTTCCTTCGTCATGCTATGCATGGCATTAAAAAGATCGTCCGCCGCTTTGCTTTGATTTTCCCCTGCTTCGAAAAACATATCGAAATCCTTTTCAGAAGCTTTTTGTAGTTCTTTATTTGCCAGATTTACGGCATTCTTTACCGACTGTCTGTAGTATTTGGTACCCACTATATTTCGCATAAAATCCAGGGCGACTTCGTTCGCTATAATCGACTGCGTTATTTTTGTCGGGTCAATTGCCTTAGAAGGTAGTATGTTTTTAGGCATTGACTGTAACGGGTGTTCTATTTTTTTCAACTCCTTTAAGGCGTTGCTTTTAAACATTTCGGTTAGTGGTTTTTTATGCTGTCCCATTTGCGATAACTTTTAAAGTTTGTTTTACAATAGCGTAAGGAAGACCGTTTTCTGCTGGCGTGCCGACCATACTGTCGAAGTACATTTCAGCTATCTGAACCAGTTCTGGAATGTGTGCATCGGCGCGACCGTAAGCTTCCGCCTGTTTTTCGGTAAGACCTCGATAGTATTCGTTAAAGTCATGGGCGGTTTTAGTTTTACCTTCGGTGATAAAAGACAGGTCGGGTCTACCAGCCAGAATCCCGTTAATGTTATTTGTACAAGCCTTATGAGCCGTGAATATGTCAAGTTTTGAAGGCGGTGTGACTTCCCCAGTTTTCGTTAGTTTTTGTTCTACACTCTGCAATTCAGAATCTACTTTAATCAAAGAAGATAATTCTTCAAAGCCTTTTGTATAGTTTCCGCCGGGGGTGCTTCTGAATGGAATAGATTTTTCCATGTCCCGAAGCTTCTTACTTAGTTTAATAAGTTCTTCGTGATATTCTATGTTATTAGATTGCTTGCATATTAAAAACAGTTCTTTTTGCCTTTTTGTAAGATCGCCGTAGGTTGGAATTTTAGGGAAGGTCTTTGAAATATTATGCAGATAAATAATAATTACCACGAATAGCGTTCCCAAAATCAGGACGGCTATATTATTTGGGTCTAAAAATGCTTTCATAATTTTAATTTAAGTGATGGATAAATGCGAATGGCCCTACCGCTGGACAATAGAAAATATACGGTACATATATTCGCTTTTCAGGTTCTGAATTATAAGCCAGCCTGATTCGATAAACTTCCCAGTTGAGAATAATAAGGCGGATCAGGTCTGGCGGGTAATAAAAGTTATTCATTAAGGCGTTTTTTATAGACTACTATAAAAGTAAACCATTCATTGTCCGCCATGTATTTGGACATATCAGGGCTGTAGAAGTATACGCGACCATTTGTGTAGTATGGTTCATATTCGTATTTGAAGCCTACGGGTGTAATGCTTTTTATTCGGTGCTTATGGATCACGATTTCGAATTCGTCGTCCAGTTGGTTCCAGACATCCATAGCGTGGGGATTCTGTAGGCTGTCATTTACTCTTACTTCGTCAGTAACGTGATTGTAAGAAAGGGTTATGGTTTTGGCGGTGTTACAAGACACCAGAAGAACCATTACAAAGAATATAAATATCTTTTTCATTATAGATTTTTAAAGGTTTCGAAGGCTTCTTTTTCTACACTACCGCCCTTCATACTTTCGCCATACCATTCCCAGTTATCAACGCCACCACTTTTCAGACGGCGAAGTGTAATGTCTGCCTGTAAAAGTTCCAGCATTCTGTCCGCCGATATAACTACATTAGTTCCCTTCACTATTGCCGACTTCGATTCTTTAATCTTATCCTTCAATTCGTCGTGCTTAAGTTTGGAAGCTATGTAATTAAATTCAAGCGCGATTTTGTCTTCTACCTTACGCTGGAACGCAAGCTGTAGACCCTTGCAAGAATCCAGCAACTTCGATTCTTCTTTCTTAAGTTCAAAAACCACATCGATAAGATTATCCCTTTGTTCGGTAAGTGCCTTATTCGCTTCCTTAAGTTTTTGATACTCTTTGTATTCGAACGGTTCTTCCTGTAGGTATTTTTTAGCCACCCAGAACACTTCTGCATCGCTAATATTTTCCATAACCGCTTCGATAACTTCGCCAGCCTGTTCGCAATCGTGATGATAGTGTCCCACCATGCATCCATGACAAAAGTTACCGCCAGTAATATCGTGATCGATATTAAGTTGCGCCTGAACTAAAACGAACTGGTCGCTTTCTTCGCGTAGTATTTTAACCGCTCGGTTATTGAAAAAGTATATACGGGTCAAATCTATTTTTTCCATTATATAGTCGGTTTAATTGGTTGCATTGTTGAAGACAGTATTCTGGTACCGTCCGAAGTGTAATCGTAGTCGATAAATCCCAGAACGTTATTCCTATCGAACATCATGTTTTCGTCCATTCCAGCCCATACAGCCATCTGGATCGTGGTTCCGTTTTTTATCAGTTCGGCGGCAACTGGGTAGTTGTCATTCCAAAGTTTTACGGCTTCTTCCCTCGTAAGAAGGTCGGTGTCTGCCAGTACTCCCCCCGTAGAAGAATAGAACTGGAAAATAAATGTTTTGTTATTTTGTAAATTTTCCATTATATGGTTATTAGTTGACGGTGTTTAAGCATTTCTGTAGCGTAGACAAATCGCCATTGTACAATAGTTTGAATGTTATTTTTTGCTTCCCATTCGTTAGTCTTCTGAATCCAGATGTCGAGGTTCTTATCGGCTTCTGCTACTTCGGCTTTAAGTTTAGGGGGGATATTATCGCCTTCCCATTCGTTCGATTCGTCATTGTAATACCTTAGAAACAATTCAGAATCTGGGTGTTCTGAACCTTTACCAAATATTTCGTGAAGTCGCGCCGAACGTTTGGGTCTTTCTTCTATATGAGGTCTAAACCAGTCTGGCGGTGGCGGTGCTGTGGAAGCGAAATAATCCATTAAGGTCATTCCGTAACTATCGGTTGCTTTTTCATCATTAGGAAAAGCGAACGGGTTAAAAGGTGGATTCGGTGTACACATATTACTAAAATTTTAATTGGTTATTCTTCGTCTGGCGCGCTGGTTTTACCCCCGACAAACACGCCACCGCTTACAGGGCTAACGGTATTTTTTGCCGCTTCCCACTCTTTGTAATTGAAAGTGTTTTCGGAATACGTTGTCGGTTCTTCGTCTGGGATGGTGTCACACACTTTTACTTTTTCTTCTTCTGCATCTTCGATCAGTTGATTAAGAAGACGAAGTTTTTCTTCTTTAGCTTCTGCCAGTTGCTTAGTAATAAGTTCATATTCCTGATAATCCCTGCTGGTCTTATTGGGCCATCTACTAATATTGTCGATGGCTATTTCTGAATTATGAATTAGCTGGTTCACGTTATCCAGATCATTCCATGTTTTGATTAAATTTCCCATTCTTAACGATTTATTGTTTCTTCTATTGATTCCATTGCTGATTCCATGCTGTCGATAGCTTCCTGCATCTGATCGATACATTCCTGCATCGCTTCGCCTCTTTCGCCATTCTGAAAGGATTCTGGAAGGTTATCTAAACCTTCCTGCTCCTGTTCCATTAACGATTCTAACTTTTCCTTTAATTCGGAAATGCCGTCCGATATTTCCTGTAATTCCTTACGTCTTTGATTATTCATGGTAATTTGAATTATTTAATTCTGATTCTATGGTCTTCTTCTGCGGTAAAACTTTTGTAGGTTTTAGCGAAATCTTTCTGGTGGTAGTCGTGGTCGTAAACCCACCCGAATTCGATTCGCTTATTTTCTAAGTTTTCCGTCGCTTCGTTAACTTCTTCTTCATACTGGGTATAAACTTCGTCCCTGTCTGCGGAAGAATAAGAAACACTTTTTTTGTCGATAATTACCAGATAGATAATTTCTGGTTCTGTAGCCGGGCGATTGTCGTTTGCGTATGCCCCTTGTAATAATGATTCGTCGTAATTCATAAGTCATTTACTTTAATTGGTTGAGCAAATATAAATCATTTATTTTATATAAAACAAATAATTTGTTTTATTTTTTGCATAAAAAAAGACGACCACATCGGATCGTCTTTGTTTTTCTTAGTATGTAACTGGGATTATGCCTATAATTTGCCCCTTGAATCCGCCGAACTTTTTACCGCTGGGGGGAATGAACCAGTCCTGAAAGTCGCCAGAACTTAACCCATCGTTTACCGCTACCCGACACCTTTGTACTGTCTGGGCTTTCCACCCGTCAATCATATAGGCACCGTCTGGCGTGATCTGGAAGTCGTACAGCGATTTTATTTCGCAGTCGGGGGCAAAGGTTATCTGTGGGCTATTGTACGGCTTAAAAGACCAGACGCGGGGCGAAAACGTTCCGCCGATCTTTCTATTCTTACCACCTCGTATCGTGTGCATCTTAACACCGTTAGTCGGGTTATCTGTCAAATCCTTATAAAACATACTGATCGTTTTTTCATCGACGTTCGGATTATGTTCTTTAAGCCACGTCTTATAATTGTGGTCGATTGGTATTCGTAAGGCGTTAAGTATTTGCTGGACGAAAAGAGTAGGTTCCCCAGCCTTTGGATGGGTAGCAGGGAACCGTCTGGAAAATGTTATTACTGGCATGGTTTAAAATTTTGTATCTGGGAACTTTTCTTCCAGTAGCCATCGAGGGGCTTCCAGTTCTTTAGTTTCCGCGTTAAACTTAACAAGCTTTTTCGGGAACCATTCCAGATCGCCTTCGCAGTCCAGGTAGTAGCTGTCTTTGGTTTCCCGAATATAATCGGCAGCAACGATCAATAATTCACTTTGTCTTATACTCATTGGTTTTTCTTTTTTTGGGTTTATATCTATCATGTTTGTCGTTAAAGTATCGCCATACAAATCGGGGGTTAACGTCTTCGTTGCTTAGAAAATGCCACGTAAACAAATTAAAGTCGTACCACCCTACTGTATGCTGATCGGCAACTGGATCGTAAACCAGAACATCGATGGAAGTTCCAGTTATTGATTCCTTTAGTACTTCGGGCCATTCGGTCGATTCGTACCATACTATTTTATCGTCTTCCATTATTTTGTATCAGGGATTGAACAAAAATTCGGCTGGTAAATGTTATAAGTCCATCCAGCCACTTTCTTCATGCATAACGCATCGTCGTAAGACATTTTAGTCTTATGGGTTTTACCGTCCTTTGTCGCGACGACCTCGACTTCGGTGGTAAGCGGTAGAATGCCGAAGTACTCTACACCATCCTTTCGGAAGACCCTGTTTTCGTTAGCCTTCTTCGCCATCTTTTTCCAGTCTGCTTAATGAGTAGCCCAGTTTTTTCGCTTCTTCTGGATGTTCTTCGATCCATTTATGCCCTTTACGCGTTACGCCTAACCAGAATCTGGTATCTAAAAGAAGTTTTCCGATTCGCCCTTTTTTATGATGGACTTCTGTAGCTGGCTTCTTTGTGATAGGACAAATTTTACCAATTAACCACACCTTTACGAGTTGATTGTAAACAATTTCTTCTTTTGCCCTTTTTTTAGATCGCCGGGCTATTTTATACTGTTTTTTTTCTGCGGGTGTATATGGCTTTTTCTGGGCTGGTGGCTTACATTTAATCAGGCATTCAGGCGAACAGAACTTCGGATCAGTCGTTCGGTAAAGTTTGTATGTTCCATCGCAGTCAGGATTCTGACATGGGCCGGTATCTTTTGATTTCATCATAAGGAAATAAAGGGGGACGAATCCCCCGTTATAATTATTCTTCGGTAGCTTTTTCGGCTTCTTCGTCTACCCTTAGCTGTTTTTTGGTTCGTCCGCCTTTGTTTTTTATTGGCTGGTCGATGTCTGGGTCGTTTGCACTATTGAAGTCTATTTCTTCCTGTTTAGCGTCTTCTTTTCCAGTAATCACGAAATTGAAAACTTCTTCTTTTACCTTTTCGCAAAGTGCTTGAATGGTCTGTTCTATTGCCATTGCATTGCTTTGGAAGTTGATAAGAGGCGAAGCCATTCCCACGGCACCAGTTTTACACTTAAGCGATCCTGTAATCTTAACCGATGCGTTTTTGCCTGACCCTGCGAACCTGATCCCTGAAACGGTAAATCTACCATCGGCTTCGTTCGCGCCACTCATGGCACCTCTCAATAAATCCGAATTGTCTTTCAGGTTTTCGCGGGCATAGTCCCAGCCGTCCTGTAATCCTAATATATGGGCTACGTGTGGGGCTAACGCCTTAAGTGCTTCCAATAAATCGGGGTGCGGTTTGTGCTTATCGTCCGAAGGGTTTTCCCTTCTTCCTGTAGCTTTGTTGAAATAGACAACGTCTAAACCTGTCTTCGGGCTGTACTTTACCGAAACCATGTCAAAATCTGAATAAGGGATTACCCTTTTTTGTTGGTCATTCATAATAAAATATTTATAGTTAAAATTTATATTCTGGATAGTTTGCTTTAACCATTTCTTCCACGGTGTCGAATAATGGCGAAGGGGAATTTAATTTGTCCAGATAGTCCCGTGTGATTTTATGCTTACTTAAGGACATCCGTAACGCGATGCTGGGGAAATATCGTTCGTCTTGTTTCATTAACCAGCCAACGCAGACACTACCATTATTTTTATGGCAACCGAAAACCGCACCGAACTGGCTTTTTTCTGTAGCTATAAGATTAATGAATTCTTCTACCGCCCAATGACGCAAAGGTGCATCTTTTCGGTATGGGCAATTATTACAGGGCTGTTCACACTTGAACTGATCTACTGTTCCCATATCTAAAAATCTATGTAATCGGTAAGTTCTGCTTTACTGAACAGGAACTTCGGTCGTTCCCCATCATTTTTAAAGAAATGAACTTCTTCGATATATATGTCCGAAATATCCAGACCGTTTTCGGTCTGCTGCATAGAAGTTACGACTTCGACTGCCAGCGTGTAGCGTTCCTGCGTCATTTCGTCAAAGTAGTAAGAATCTAATCTTACCACCTGTGGGGTAGATCGTTTGTAATCTACCTTATCCCGTAAATCTTCAAGATTTGCCAGAATGTTCTGTTTAATTGGTTTGTAATTTGAGGTTTCCACGTTTTTAAATTTAAGGGTTAAAATAATGTTTCCTGAACGGCGGATTTCCTGCCTATTATTTTTATCTCTAATGCGGTTGCACCGCGTTTGAAGTCCATGTTTATCCTATCTACGTACTGAACTGTATCGTCCTTTAGACACTTAATGGAAATTATTTCGTTATCGTAATCTATCGCTTTCGCTTCCTGCCTGGACGACGGTGTCTTCAAAATATCCAGAAGAATCTTAACCCAGAAGTAAAGCTTATTGTCCAAATCGAATCCGTCCGACGTGTGATGGTAAGTAATTTCTATCTGGCATTTTTCCAGTTCTGGAATATCGGTAAGGAACTGAACCAGCCATTCCTTAGCAAATTTTACAACGGTGTTTCGTGTTACCCAATGAACATCGCCGTAAAATAAGTTTGCGGTAAGGTAATGGGTGGTATCGCCAACCAGTTCGCCCCTTTTATTTATTTTTACCTTCTTACGCTCGTAGACCCATTTTGTCGGCGGGTCTGGTAGTGTCTTATGAAATATTACTTCCATCTTGTTCGGTTTTAACGATGTCGAAGCCCATTTCGATCCAGACATCGAATACGCCAGCCATTGCGCGATTATTCGCCATCGACTGGGCTTCGGTCTTAAGATAAAGAGGCATCCCCGGCAAAGCATATTGTTTTTTTATTTCCTTCTTCTGGTCTTTAGTAAGATGCGGGCTTACTAACATCATTCGATAAGCCTTCACGTAGTCTTCGTTCAGGGGTGTAGGCAATTCCCTTAAGTGTCCCTGTTCGATAAGTTCGTTAATGTGAACACTAATAGGGAAGCGCGGCGTAACTCCTTTCTGATACGCGATATAAGCGTCGTAAATTTCGTTAATGATAGCCTGTTTATTGTACTGTCTAACTTTTTCCGATATGACTAATTCAGGGGCTGGTAATGCCTGACGAACCTTTCCCCAGATGTCGCCCTTCTTTTTCCTGTAGGCATTAAGAATCTTAGTGTAATATTCTACCGAAAAATGTTGATAATGGTTTTTGTCTGCGTTACCCTCTTTAT